ACTTCCGATAGTTATTATTTAAGAGTGATTTTAAGTTGAGAAACATGATTTACTTAATATTAGCATTTATTATTAGTTTTATTTTTGGCTATTTTACTATGTCATTATTATTAAAAGATAGTGAAAAGGTCGGAATTATTTTTGTTCAAGAAAATGATTTTGATTTACCCGAACAAAATTCAAAATAAGCGAACAAAAAATCGTGATTTTTAAAAAACCAAAAAAAAAATGAGAGAGGCCGAAGCCCCCCTCATTTAGTTTTATCCGACCATATTCCATTACAAGCCCTGCATTCCCACAATTTTACTTGTTCGGGCGAACCTACATAAAAGCCTAATAGCCTTCTCGCCACTGTTTTTTCGCCACAGTAGCGGCATTCTTGTTTTAAACTCATACAATCACTTGTTTTTGTTATCTTCGCTCATCAAACGCTTCATATATTCTTCAACGCTTTCATCGGTGATATTAGTTCCACCGAAAGCGGCAAAGAAAAGAAGCATAAGAATTACGACGAAAACAAACAAGCCGAACCATTCCCAACCAGTCATTACCAATCAACCTCCATTTCTTTATGTTCTCCCTTTTCCATAGAAAAGCCTTTAACTAATCCATTATCTTGTCCATATTTCCAAAGGTCATAGACTAATTGTGTATCTTTCATGCAATACTCAACAACTTCATCATATTGACCCATTTTCCATAACTTAGGAGCATCTGCACTATCCATTAGTTTTGCATCATTCATAGTGCATTTAACTAAATTCTTTAATTGAAATCTTTCTTTATGTTCTTTCATTAAGATGCGACTTGTATCTATAAACTTCTCTTCCTTTAAATACTTATTAATACAATAAATATCCATAGAGTCTCTCAATATAGGTAAATCAAAAGCCTTAATGTTATGTCCTAAGAGGACTCCGCCTTTTTGTAAATGCTCATCTAAATCATATTTTAGTTCGGATAATGGTTTAATAATATGACCGGACTTAGCAAAACTATCCATTTTCTCATCAACATAGACTTTTCCAATTTTACCATCCCAAGTAGCAACAGTAGATACTTGGAACATATGAGTATTACCAAAACCGCCTATGTCAAAAGACATATTTTTAGTTTCTAAGTCAATAGCCAATACTGACATACTTATTCACCAGCATTAGACCAAAGTTTGCTAATCTTTTCCTCTTCTTTATTTACTTTAGGTTTTTCATCTATGTCAGTTCTTCTTTTTAAGAAACAAACTATCTGTTTATTAGCCACAATTAGTTGAGAACAACATTCCCAACCATCGTCTCCATAAGTATTTAATGTGTCAATTATTACTTTTGGCCCTTTTTCTACTTGAAAAACTAAATATGTATTTTCCCATTTCATTCATCATCACCTTTTATCATTCTAATATATGTTGTTCTGCCTTCCTTCTTTTCTGCAAACTTATGTCTAATAACTTCATAATATCTGTAAATCTGCGCCCTTGACTTCTTTGCTTTGGTCTTGACTTCGGTTAAGAGGTTGGTCTTATTCACGAATCCCTCATCATCTTTATTTAACTTATCGTAGATTTCGACGAAAATCGGCTCTAAATTGTTTTCTGCGATGCTTCGCTTCTTCTGTCTCATGGTTCTTTCAAGCCAATCAACTAATGTCATGTAGCATTGTTTGATAATAGTTGCGGCTTGACGCACATTATGTCCTGTCACTTTGAATCTATCTTCTTCATTGTTAATAGATGGTGCGGAAGCAACGCTACAAAGAACAGACATTTTATACAATATCTTCATCAATCGAGTAGTAAAGTTTCCTGCAATAACCGCAACATCTTCTCTTGCATCTTGCATGATTTTTCTTAATGTTTCATATTCTAATGTTAGAACTTGGTTAAAGTCCGGAGTAAATGTCATTGTTTCAAGGGAGTTCTTATTCGCATCTTCCCATCTTTTCTTAGTCATGTTGTAAATAGTCATTAAAGCCTCAACATATCTATCAATCGGTGCATTTACTTCTTCTATTGTTCCTGCTTTTGCTATTTGCTCAAGTCTCATTTTATGTTGAATAAATTCGGGAACTTCCCAACAATAAACAAGCATTCTTTGTAATACTCCTTTTTCAGCCATTACTTGATTAAGATTACTTGGAGGGTAAGTCATAGCAATTACTGAACGCTCACAAAAACATTCCATAACCATGCCACCAAAAGAAGTTAATGCTTTTGATATTATCCAAGAATTACCCGATAATGAGTTCATTAAAGTGTTTAGATAAACAATTGAATTTTCTTTATGTTGAGTTTGTTTAAAGATACCGGAGTATTCAAATTCATCCCAATGGGCTAAACCGTTTCCTTCTAAAACGCCCGGATTTCTTTCATATTCAACTTCTCCATCATCATCTTGTTCTTTAGTAAAACCACCAATTAAAACAGAATCGGTATAATCAGTAATACCAAAAGTATCAAAGATTCTATTCATAGGTATATTGTTTTCATTTAAATATGGTGGGTGTGCGTTTTGTGTGTTTATTCTCTTAAATACTCTATTAGCAACAGGGCCAACAAAATTCCATAGAGTTGATTTACCCGTTCCTGAAGTTTGAATCCAACAAAAGTGTATTCTTGTATCTTCATGGTTTCTTCCGTTAGGAATAGTAATAAAATCTTTACAAATCTGTCCTAAGATAGTAAAGAAACTTATTGCGGCAGGTATCTCATTATAGTGCGATACTTCAATTGCTGATTTTTGAAAGTCTCTAACGACTCTCGGTAGGGCTTCACTGAAAACACCTGCATTAGTTTCAAGCATTTCCATATATTCGTCTTCATTATATTCTTCATTCATATTTTCACCTTCTCTTCCGAGTTTAATGTGGAGAGTATTCTTTTGGCTAAGGTTTCCCCAATACCTTCAATTGCTTGCAGTTCAAAAACTGAACATTCACCAATTTCCATAATAGAGCCGAATTGCTTTATTAGTTCTTTTGCTTTTTTTACTGATATTCCTTTAATACTTGTTAATAAATCTAATCTTAAATCATCTGTTGTTATTCTTTTAAATACTTGTGGTGCTATTGTTTCTCTTGTTCTTGGTTTCATTTTACTTACTGCTGTTATTATTGATGCCGCTTCTTCTTCTGTTTTTACCCAAAAGGGCTTTATGTCTGTGTCTAATACTATTCTCCCTAATGCTCCAAGAAACTTATTGTTTAACATCACGCTTCTTGCGGCTACGGGTAATTTACTGCTGGAATGTTCAATTATATTTAGTATGGCCTCGTCAAGAGAGCCATAGATGATTACTACATTAGTTTGGTAATGTCTATCCATGTTATCAAGTTGAGTCCAAAGCCTCTTTGACATTACAGACCCGATGAAATCAATAGTGGATTTTGCTTCAAAGCAAACATCATCATAAACATAGTCGCCTATCTCAATCCATTTTTTCTCATGTGGAATGAATAGGGCTTTTGCTTTTTTCATTACTAAATCGGCTAATTTAGACTTTTCTCTTGAATCAATTATTAGCATTTGAATACCTCCAACATTTCCCAACACAAAACCCATCACTAATCAGTTTATCACAATGAGGGGTATTATAATTATTATATACAGTAAATTTAGAATGCTTGATAGTTTCGCTTTTATCCCAATCCAACCATACTGAATCGGATTCAGCAAACACTCTTTCTAATTCTTCAACTACTAATTTATGCACTTGTGTTTTATCTGCTTGATTTACTAAATCAGTATAGCCTGATAATAAATCTCGATACCAAGATACCAAATAGGCTCTTGCTAAATGCGTTGGATTTTCTACCATAACGGCATTATGCAAACAAGGCAACATAGGCAAATTACCAACTGTTGAAGGCACAGAAATCGAGCCTTCCATAGCCTCGATAGGGGGTGCTTCGGGGAAAACTACCTCTTTTTTCCCGCTTTTTTTGAACGGTAAAAGGCGTGGCTCAAGAGCCATTGTTAGTATTTCTTCAATATCTAATCTTAAGTCATTAATTGTTAAGGGTATGCAATACCGAGCATTTCCTTTACCATCGGAAGAGGACATATTAACAGTATTAGGAACTCTTCTCAATCTTGTTTTCTGTCCAACTCTTTCATCTAATGAATTTTTCTTACCGACTTTTAAATCCAGCAATTGTTTTATTTCTCTAAAAAATGTTTGAACATTTCTCATATTTTTTGTTGTCTTACCAAATAAAAATAAATGAAATCCACGACCTGAAAAAAACAAGGTATGTAAATAATTATTTTCAATAACCATTTCCATCACAACCTTAACATCTCTCCACGCCATATCTAAATTATCTTCATGAGCATCAAAATCTAAAAAGATTCTATCAATAATTACACTATCCTCAACAGGCATAGTTTCTGTAAAATGTTCAAAATCATAAACGGTAGTATATACATTAGTTCGGTTGTTATGAGATTTAACAAACTCAAAGTATTCATTCTTTGTTGTCATCTTTTTTCTTTTCATTTGCGGAGCGTTTTTTACTTGACTCCCCGCCCAAACCATTCTCGGAAACTTCATTGTTATTACCTCCAAAATTAACTGTTGCAGTATTAAGCATCTGTTTAATTACTTCCGCTACATCTGCTTGTATTTGTATTAATCCAATATCTCTAAACATATCTTCGTAGGTTCTTCCTACCATATTTTCATTTATTCTAATATCTCTAATCAATTCAAATCTTTCTTGAAGTGATAATTCAATATAAATATCATTGGCTAAAGCACCAATAGAATTTGCTAAATCGCTAACTTCAACAAAAGACCATTGTTTAGATAAAACTTTTTTCTTAATTAGTTCTTTCATTCTTTCCTCTCCTTTATTGGAATATTCCATGTTTCTAATTGTTCATATGCTTGTAGTCTGCTTTGTTTTAATGAATTAGCCATTTGTATAACTGATGCTATTATAGAACAAACTCCCTCATGGGCTTCACGGTCTAATCCTCTAAGTAATATTCTACTTGCAGTAACATAATCATTACAGTCTCTACAAACTCTATCTTCAAAATTCTCAAGAAGAGGTTGTGGATTATTACTTTCAAATTCTATCATTTTTTCATTACATAATTTACATTCTATTACATTAGTATTCATTTTCTCACCTTATTTTTTAGCACTTTTGAAATCTTTACACCGGCTCTTATTTCAGTTATAGTAGTTTTTAATTTTACTACAAAGGGTATCGTAATTAATCCTATCATATACACTATTAAAGAACCCATAAGTAGACTTCCTTCATCGTGAACTACGCAACTTTCATACATTTTATCAACCCCATGTATCTTCTTGTGCCGCAGGACAAATACCAAAATAAGAGCATGAAGAACACATCTTGTAAAAGAAAGTTGGTGTAAATTCTTTTATTTCATATGCTTTTATCAGTTTAGCAATATTTAATTTAACAGAAGACATAGACCTTTTCTTTACTTCTTCAACTGTAATATGATTAGCCGCAGGATAATACCAACCCCAATGAGTGACCTTCATATCTTTGTTTAAACCATGTTTAGCCAAAACTTCTTCACTACAATTCTCTATCATTAGTTGATAAAAAGCCATTTCTTGACGCATAGAAGTTGTTTTGTAATCTTTCCAACCTCCTGTTTTATATTCAAAAGGAATTAAATTACCATTCTCTATAAATATTCTATCAATAATACCTTGAAGTCTAACCGTATATGGTCTGTTAAGAGTAAATTCTTGATAATTATTCCATGCTCCGCCTTTATATGGGCCAATTGGAATAACTATTTCTGTATCAAACATTTCTTCATTAACAATAGGAAGAAACTCATGTAGTTTCTCTTCTGATTTTGCTTCAATAAATCGTTGTGCTTCAAATGCCGCTACATTTAGTGTAATGTCAAAATAATCATCAACAGGCATTAGACTTGTGCAATATTCTAAGACTTCACTATTATTCATATTCTCGGCCTTTTTAATATCAAAAACATTAAAGAAATCTTCACGATGATTATGTAATACCGTTCCTTTACGCATGGCTTCGGTTTGGTCTTGTGGCCTTCTCTCAATATAATTAAATTGATACTTTTTAGGACACCAATTAAATGAACCTAAAGAAGATTTACTAATCTTCAATATTGGTTTAGATGGGTCATCAAAATTTTCCCATTCCCATTTATATGTAAAATCCTGCATACTTGCTATTCTTGCTTTATATTTTTCATCTTTATTCAAAACCATTCCTCCAAACTTCTTTGTATTGTTCCCGTTCTTATTGATGTTAAATCCCATGCCATAGCACTAAAAATAGGCTCGGCCTTCTTTATTACCTGCTCGGCATAGTGCTTGAGGTCGGGATTACAACCCTCAAACTCCTTCGCAGTTGTGCATGATACATACTCAACTACTTTTCTTTCCTTTGTTAAAGGGTGAATATAATACTCACTATTGTTTAATACTTTCATAAAGATATAGGAATCATCAAATTCCGTATCTTTACTCCAAGCATAAATAACTCCTGCGATACCCGAACCTATTGTTGGTTTTTTACCTTCAAGAGTTGTGAATTTCTTTGTATGTGTAGCGCATTTACTACATACAGAATGCTCTAATTCTAAACATTCTTTTAGATGATATTTAGCATTACAATCCGGACATTTAACCATGAGTCTATTAGTTCTCAATCTACTTCTTTTAATAAGAGGCGTTAATCCTAAATTACCATCTAAAACATCTGCATATTTATTATGCAGATATTGGACTATTTGTGCCTGTGAATTTTGGTTCACCCACATTTTTAATACATCTGTTTGAACTTCTTTAGCCAACTTAGTTTCACTAACTCTTTTGGCAGTAAATCCGGTCATGCTGAATTTAGGCTCATCAAGCCATTCTCCATCTTCCCAAGATACTAAACCTGCATTTCTGTTTCTAACAGTTCCAACGCCTAATGCTGAAAAATACTTTTCAAACTCCAATACTACGGGGTGTTCATCTAACCCCATAACATTTGGAAAATGTTCTCTTACGCTTTCTTCTATCTCCTTGATAGCCGTCTGCGCTTTTTCAACAGAATCTATTTGAACATAAATAGAATCCGTATGCCCATAAACTACTTTCATAATATCATCTCTTTATGCGAGTAAATAACATTCCAACAGGTTGCTTTGCTGACTTAGCAACTTCTTCTTGTAATTCTTCAATACAATATTTTATCATTCCTAAATCGGGGCTATTCTCTACAATATAATCCAAGTCTCTCTCCAAGCCTCTAATCTTTTGCTCTAAAACTGCTATCTTATTTTTTAGTTCTTTTAATTCTTTATCTTTATTCATACTATCACCGTCATAATTGTTATAATGGTCGCTATGTTCACGATATTTACCATCATTAATATCTTATTTGATTTTGCTATCATAGCCAGCAATTCTTCTAATAATTCATTCGTCTTGTCCATCATCATTTTTATTCACTCCTTGCTCAATATCAATAATGACCGCATTACGCTTTAAATTATTCATCATTTGAAATATCTCCTTTACTTCTTTTAAAGTAATATCCCATGTTTCTTCGGTATCATACGATACCTTTACACTTACAATTTTAGTTCTCATGTTTAATCCTCCTGTAAATCTTTCTTCCTTTAGTTGTTTTAATAGGCTCAACATATTTTTGTCTATTTAAATACCACCCGATAGCGGCATTATCACAAACAAAATTTGTTCCTCTTGTTTCAATTAGTTTTTCTTTTATTGACATAGCGAAAAATTCTTCGCCAATATCAAGGGATAAAACTAATTCATCTATCCATCTTTTAATATGGGTATTCATTTTTTCATCTCCTGTTCTACGGCACATCTTTTACAATGATATTTGCCTTCAAATTGAGGGTTATGTGCTAATGGTTTTTTACATTTAATTCTTTTCATATTTTCATCTCCTTCGCCTTAAACGCTGCTAATCTAATAGCCTCTCTTGCACTTGCTGTTATAGAAGCCGCTAAATTAACATTAGCCCAACCAAATCCTTGAAAGGCAATAATTCCATAAAATGAAGCCATTAAACGCTTTACTGCCATTTGATTATTATACCATTTTTGATACTCGCCACTATCATTAGTGGCTTTCATTCTTTTCTTGTAGTCGTTTCTTAACTCTTTTAGTTCTAATACTGCTCTTGGCAAAAGACCTAATTCATCTGTTTTAAAATACAACATATGTTTCATTTTAACAGGGCTAAAATCTCTCGGTGTTAGAATATTAACTGCAAATTCTGTGGGTTCTTCACTAATAGTTTCCCAACTTATATTGCGAGCAATCATCATTGAAGGATATAGACCTGCAAAATCAAAAGCCGCAACATTAAGATGTAATCCTTGAGTTTGTTCACTTAGAGGGTCATAAATCATAGCCCCTTCATAAGTTTCTCTTTTCTCTACTCTACTTCCTGTCTTGCATTTCCACCAAGCATTTCTCATAAAATAAATACTTCCCATGTGAGAAGCATAGAAACAAGCATCAAATGGTGCTTTTAGTAATCTTTGTAGTGATAATATTGCTTCACTACAATAATTCATTTCATCTATCTCAACTATCAACTTTACATCTTGTAAAGCATAATCAAGATAAGTTTCTGTATCTTCCAACCAAGCCCTACGATAAAATTCATTTGTGTCGGGAAACTTCTCCGAGACAAGTTTGTTCTTGTTCAAGACTGTTTCACCAATATAATTAAGAGACAAAGAAGGTAATGTTCCTCTTTGTGAATCATTCCATTGTCTTTCAAATGCTAAATCTAAAGATAAAGTAATTCTTCCATTAATAGGTTGTTCAATAGGACTAAAGCCCTTTTCACCATAAACAAAGGAAAAACTATCTTTCTTTTTCTTAATACCTTTAATGTGTCCTGTTGGCGACATTATTTGTGGATTAAGACCAAGAGCGCAGGTTCTTTCTAATAACTTAGGAATATCTGCAAAATGACCGAACCATGCAATTAACATATCGGGGTCTTTTACAACCATAGTTGTCATAAAGTTTTCAAGCATATCTTTTTCATTATCAAAAATAAATCTAACTCCGTTATCAAAAACAGTATCTAATGCCCTATCATTTGGAAACCAAGCCCACTGATAATAATGCTTATCCCAGTTATCATACACTACAATAGTAGTAATCTCATCATGGTGTTCTCCGCCTTGTTGCCATTCCATATCCCAATACCATTTACGCATTTTATACTCCGGCATTTCTTTTACTTCATCAACTGCATATCTAAAGTGAAAAGGCACATCAGCCTCATAGGTTTTCTTAAACATATCTTTAGCCTTTCTAATATCAAAAGAAGTATCAACAACTACTTTCTTTAGCGGCTCATTATCAATATTAACCCAATCACCACGAATATACTCAAAGTCTCTATCAATATACTTTGATGCCTTATACTTGGAAGGTTCTTTCTCATCTTCTTTAACATAAAAATAAGGTTTGACTTCCACCATTTCAAACTTCTTTTCACCGTTCTCTCTCCATGATTTGTAGATTCTTTTACCATCATTCATCTTACTTATTATCATTAATATTCACGCACCTATATGTGGTGCTTTCAATAGTATTCTATCATTAGCCACTACTAAAAGCGGAAATTCATCTTTCATGTATATGTTTAACATTTGGTCTTTCTCAAAGAAAGCATAAATAGGGCTACTAAATTCAATAGTTGCCCCTTCATTTGGATTAGTAATAAACAACGGAGTTAGCGTTTCTTCATACTTGTTAGTAATGCTTTGTCTTGTTGAAAGTGTTATTGTTTCATTCTTATCTAATTTGTAGATGCCGCTTTTAACTAATTCACAAGTTTTAATCGCACTTTTGAATTGTGCCTGTGTAATAGTAAATGCAGTTTCAAACTGTCCTTTACCAAATGTCCATAGTCTATTCGGATTTACTTCATATCTAACATGACTTAGCATTCCCTTAATTCTTGTTAATGGCTCAATTTGGGGGTGATTAACAACTAAAGGTATTGAAGCCTTCTTTGAATCACCACTTGTAATAGTAATAAAATCGCCAACTGCAAATGTTATCTCATTAGAAAATGATTTCAAATAAGGAAGGACATTTGCGCTATCAAGACAGCAAACTCCTTCTTCGGATTCACCTTCTAATGGAATAGTTAGTGATACAAAGAAAGTTTGGTTTCCATTCCAAATACTCAAATTATTATCCTTAACTTCTAAGAGAGCATATGCTCCAAGATTAGTATTACCAAATCCATTATTGGTTGTTCCCTTTCCTTTAACTTGAACGCTCTCTAATCCGTTTTTTAGTTTATCTGTTTCAATTGTAAATTTCATATTAATTCCTCTTTTAATTTGTTGATTTCAACTTCCAAAGACTGTATTTTTTCTATGAGGTATTTATTCTTTTGTCTTTTTTGGTATAACTCTTTTGCTTGACGCAAATAAGTAGTTAAAGGCATTTCTTTAGCAATTATCTCCAATAGACATTTTAATTTATCTATATCAGTTTCTTCTTGAATAATTTTCAATGTAATGCCACTAAACTTAGATTCCTCTTGCTTTTTATTTTCTTCAAAATCTTTATGTATCTTCCCTCTATTTACAGTTGGTATATACTCCGAAGAACAATATGCACAATTACAGTGCATAAAGCACATATTTTTTTCCGGATTTTGACATAAGTTAGAGCGAGCAGAATCTTGTTTTACCATTACTTTACATCTGTTGTCTTTGGCGTATTGATTATTATTTTTCTCATTACTAACTCCGATACATTGTATTGACTTCAAATCAATCCCTCTCGCAATTCGGGAATACCTGTCCAAGAAACTTTACCTGTTCCGACAGTTAATGATTCCCAAGTTTTACCGACAAGTGCAGTATTGGTTTTACTACTTAGTAATTCAGCCTTATACACTACATCGTTTTTCTTGCGAGTTCTTCTTGTTGAAATAATTTGGAACATATAATCTCCCCAATTGTGCCAATTAGGTTTAGAACCAATTACTTCTCCTGTTGCTCCATAGTCTGCTTTAGCATGAGTAATGTAAATTTGGTCACAATCCAAATTCTTACACATCATCAATAGAGAATAAAATGGTGCATTTCTTTTGCCCCATTCAAATTTCATCTTTTGTGGTTTGCCGATTTTAGAACTTCCAGTCACATTTAATGTGCAACAATCAAGCCACTTATCTACTCCATCAAATACAAACAAAACATCTTCTCCTTCTGCTATTTTAGACTTAACGAATAAAACAAAATCTTCGGAATTTGCTTCCGACTTTTGAATATCTAATTCGCCATTTTCATTTCTTACTTCGGGATTCCACAAAGTAATTCTTTCAGTCATCTCATGGTTTTGTCTCCATGTAGGTTCGCAACCATTATCCCAATCTAAAACATAAATTTGTTTATTAGGGAAATCAAGGGCTAATCCACTTTTGACTGTTTTGGGTTCTCCCCAAATACCACAGACTAAACGATTACTTCTTGCTAATCTACCTTCTGTTTGTTTCTTTAATTTATCCTGAAATGCGACAACTCTTTGGTTCTCTATCATTTCATTCGCTACTGCGGGTTGTTTATTCTTACTTGTTAAACTCATTATATCACCATTCCTCTATTATATCTTCATCTTCTATGTTTACTGTCTTTCCATTTAGTTTAGCCCATGTTTGTAATACTGTTCTTAATTCCTCAATACCATCACAAACATATCTTGCCTCTTTAGTTCCAATGTGAAACTTAGCCCAATAGGTATTTTCTTTCTTGTCATTTTCTTTCCAAGTAATAAAATCTACTTTAGACAAGTCAATCATATAACTATTAGTCTTTATTAAATACTTATCTTCTTTTAGTTCATTCATAGGTAAATCCCCCTACTCCTAACCAATCACGAACATAAGAATCTAAAAACCTCTCAAGGTCTTCAAGTTCTAAATATTGGATTATTGTTCCTGCGCTTGAATACACTTTCAATTCCATACCTAACACTCCATTTTGATTCCATGAAATGTGTTGGATTTTATCGTAGTGAATAAACGCTCTATCTGTTTTTAGTGCATTTTTAAAAATTCTTATCATATTAATTTCTCCTTAAATATAGGCTTCGCACCTATATGACCGTCATTAACGCCAACGACTACACAATGATTGAATAATCAATCAAAACCAATCAAAGTTATCCTCAACGGGTTGGGAAACTTCAACGGCTGAACCATGCTTTAGGGTGCAATAAATACCCGAAGCATTAATTGTTGTTGGTTCAACTCCTTCATCGGTTGTTCTTTGGCTTGTTCGGCCAACAATAATAACTGATGATTGAATCCCGAAATCAATATTCAAATGTGGAGGAATCCAACAAGTGACAATTCCCGAACCATCGGAATAATCCAATTCATAATCAATATCTGTTATATTGATAATTCTATTACCGTTCTTTGTTGGAGTCATGTTCATATTAGTTACTGTTCCATCTGTAATTACATATCTTTCCTTAGAAGGTAATTCCTGTCTTTGAATATGCGCTCTATCTAATTCCATAAGTGGAGTTAGATGAGAACCAAAGTTATTTCTTAGACAATCTTCAAAGCCAAAGTTAGACATATCCCTAAATAATTCATTGTCCGGACTCATTTCACTATTCAATGAAAGACTATTAGATGTTAAATCTTTAGCCCCATAAATATCTGTTCCGGCATCGTTAGCAACGCAAAGAAAATGCACCCATTCAAATGTATTAGGTGCAAAATCTACTCCGCCTTGATTCTTATAAGAAAAGAAATAAGGCTTCATTTCACTTGTTCCGACAGAACCGTAAAATACACCGCTTCTTCTCATTTGTTGTGGTGGTAGTGGTTTTCCGTATTGTGCATTCTTTCCACCATTCATATAAACGGGTGTGTTATCTAAAGGAATATAATATCGGCCATCTTCTGTTTCTTCTGCTCCCGCAGGTAGAGACGAAATGGTTTTCTCTTGATATTCTCCATGTTGATAACGGGAAACAACCCACTTACCTAAAGCGTTTTCACTTGCTATTGACACAATTCCTTTTTCAAGGGCATTATCAGCATCACGCATAAACTCTTCTTTTGCTTTCATTCTATTCCACGCCATCATATCTCTTGGTTCTTCTAAAGCAACAAAGAATCCAAATGCTGCCTTGTAAAAAGAATCATTACTGTTGTTATTGTTATTATTTGAATCTCCCTCTTGGGTTCTTCTAACATTCGCAACATAGTTTCTCCATACACCTTTAGCAATTGGGGTTGTTGTTTCAATGCCGTTTTCTTCGCAAACTTCAACGAATTTTGCTAACGCTTCTTCTTCGCTCAAACCAATATATTGTGCGCTTTTAATCACTTCTGCTTTCATATCTTCATTCATATTTTTCACTTTCCTGTTTTTTTTTGTTTTTGTTTTTTTGTTCAATTCTATGATAGTTGGCCAATTAACCATGAGGCTAATACTTTAGGAGTCATAGTGGTTGAACGCCATTCACTTTCTCCTATCGTTCTAAGGACTTTAAATTTCAAATTGCTATCTAATTCAGCAATTAATACTGCGTCATGCAAGCCAATACAAATTTCACGGATAGTATATCCATCGTAAAGTAAGTTATGTATTGCCTGTAAAGAATCTGCCTGTTTATCAATTATTTTCATTAGTATTTTGCTATATTCATCTAAACTGTTATCCACCTGTGCCTTGAGGGAAGAATCACTTGCTTTTGCGGCCTGTAATTCTGTAATCGCCCTCCGCATATCACCGTTCATAGCATATATAAAGGAGTTCAAATCATTGGTTTCAAAACGAGTTATACCTTCTTTTTGAAGGATTGATTGTATTACTTCCAATACTGATTCATTACTCAATGGCTTAAAATGATAGTTAGCACATCTGCTTTGTAATGCAAAGATAATCTTATTTCTATCATTACAAGTAATAATAAATCTTATATTACTTGAGTATCTTTCCATGATTCTTTTCAATGCATTTTGAGCATCATTAGTCATTCCATCCATTTCATCTAATAATACGATTCTAAATGGTGCATCACCTATTGTTGCACTTTGAGCAATATTCTTTATTGTTGTTCTTACTGTTTCTAATCTTCTATCATCGGAAGCATTTACTTCTATATAATTATCAATAAAAGATTCACCGAGTATTTCTTGGGCTAATACTAAAGAAGCACTTGTTTTCCCATTTCCGGGATTTCCATGAATTAAAACATTAGGCATGTTTCTTTCTTCTATCCATGTTTTAGCGTCTAAAGTAAAGTGTTCTTGTCCTATTAAGTCATTTAACTTATTTGGCCTGTATTTTTCTGTCCATAACATTTCTATTCCTCCATATATTAACATCTTTATTTTTACATTTTCCAATCTTTTCAAATCTTTTATTTCTAAGTAGTTGTGCAATTTGATTTGAGGTAAATGAACATGACCTATTGGAAGAATTGCGCTTCCTTGAATTTTCTTTATTTAATTCATCCATTATCTGCCTACAAGTCATTTCTTTATCTTGTAAAACAGATTCTATTCTAAAAATTAATTTTCTTGTTTTCAAAAATAGTCCTCCAAAGAGGTTTGTTTTGCTCTTATCGGGTCTGTCTTTTTTCTCTTTCTTTTTTCACCTAAGCCTAACAAACGACATTCCCCGTTATTTAATTTCTTTTTGAAATGAGAAGCAACGGTCTTATCCATACAAAGTTGCCGTAAGACTCTTGGATTCTTAACTCCAAGCCTTCTTGCTAACTTAGGCAATACAGAATACTTCCTTCTTTTAGGCATATTTAATCTATCAAAAGAACCACCTTCATGTGCATAGGCTAACATTTCATAAAAGTATTTTTGACTCCATCTTCTTTTTACTACACCATCAACAAAGATTAATCTATGCGGGTGCATATTTTCACTTAACCAAGATACTATTTGGGTGTCCGGAGGTTTGTTATAAACTAATAACTTAGCAACTAAATCTCTATCTCTCTCTTTCAGGTAGCCCCTTACGAGGGAATAGGTATCTCTTTCAAAAGAGAACGGTTTTTCTGAATTAGGAGCAATTGATTTAATTGACTCTTCAAGAAAGTTATAAGAACCGGCTCTTTTTATACGACACATATCTTTTATTTCTTTAGGAACTGATTTCTCATTAATAGAAGTTAATACAATTTGTCCTCTATAATTTCTTAAAATGAATAGAATTGCTTGTTTATCTGGTTTATAATGAACATCTTCTATGATAATACCATTTTCCATAGGAAAAGAACCTACATCAATATCAATATCATTAGCAAAAACAATCATTGGTTCTTTTACTAATGTTAATGCTTGAGTTGATTTTCCTGTTCCTATTTTGCCTGTTATTAAAATTGCTCTAATTTGATTCATTGTTGTTAATCCCATTAAATAACCCCTTTTAATTCTAATAATTTATCTAATCCTTTTTGTGTTAGATGTTCTTTGTTCACCAACATTTTAACTACCTTGTCCATTGTTGTCCATTCCCCTTGACGACTTTCTAAATTGTCGGGAATGTTATTTATTACTTTTTTAAGGTTCATTATCCCGCTAATATAGAGTATCGGCTTTGGTCTTGAAGATGATTCTTCATTATGATAAGAAGAATATACTCCCCAATGCAACAAAGACCGTTGCACACCATTTAGAAACTTAGCCGTTCCTCTTATGCTCAAACCCACTATTGGTTTGTAGCCAATCTTTAATTCATCTGTTCTAATAATCTTGAACTGAACTTTTGCACATGATAATAAAATTCCTACTAACATATCTTTACTAAACATAATTCTCACTTACTTTTATTCCTAAGTATTCGCATTTGTATCTAAGAAAATCTAGCCCATCTAAGATTATTCCTTTGATGGTATTTTCTGTTTCCGAAGCGTCTCCTGCAAAGATAAACGCTAAACTTGTTCCTTGATAAGTATTCCAAGCAACTGCTTGCTTCTCATCTATTGGGTCAAAAAATACTGCCATTTCCGAGTATTTCTTAATCTGTTGGAGATGAATAACTACACCCTTAATCAAGAGTTCAACTTCTTCTTCTTTTAAATCTCCAAAAACTACAAATGTAAAACTCGTAGCCGTTCCATGACTTTCTATCCATTCTTGAATATGAAGGTCATTGAACATAATAATCATTCCTTCATGTATTCCATGTTTGACGGCCAATATCCATTAGGTGCAGTATTTGTTTCTAACCAAAAGAAATGTGCGGCAGTTATCCGACTATCGCCCCTGCTTATAGCGTTTTCTTCTGCGTTGGCTATTAAGTTGCATAAAGCCGTTTTGACCCATTCACCCACGAAATACCTTGCTTGATTAGAAACTTGTAAATCTGTATTTTCCTTAAACAGTTTTGTTATATTCACCTTTGTTTTTGGTTTATGTTTTGGTATTTGTGGCTTCTCCGGAATAACGATTGCATTATCCTTAAGATAAGGACAATACTTCTGCAATACTAATTTAGGTCTGCCTTGTTCATGTAATATGTTTTTAAGATGAGCATAACCTTCTTCATCAATTTTAATACATCTATAAGTTGTCGTATCTATAATTGTCATTTCTCCTGCTTGAATCATAATCATTCCTCTTCCAATGGTTCTAACGCCTGTTGTAATACTGCTTTAATTAAGCCAATATCATCATTTCCATTCTCTATAAAATTAAGAGCAGTTAGTATAATATGCTTATGTCTTTGGTCTTCAAGAGCGTATTTATCATTCTCAAGCATACCTAAAGTTTGAGCAATCTTCTTTTTAGCATCTTTTCTTTGATAGTTTGTTTCGCCTTGTTGATGTAAAAGAATAAACCTTCTTTGATATAATCCAACAAGATGAACATAATGTGTTTTTATTCTTCTCATGATATTTCTAATTTCACGATTAGTTTGATTCATTGACATATTGCTTATCTTTAAACTTCTTCCAAAAGCATCTGTTAAGTATTTAGTATTCCATGATGCACCTTTCATTCTAATCTCTCCACATCTTCTAAGGTATTAATATCAGCAACAAATTTATCGTCTCTAATTCTAACGCATCTTGGGAATCTTAATCCTAAGTTGCCCTTTTCATCTCTTGAAACTAAATCAGCCTTAACTTCTAAGATTACAACAGGTGAAACAAAGAACTGTCCATTCTCAAATTTCTCAACATTTCTTCTTAGAGTATTAGTTAATACAACTAAATCTTGGTCGGAAAATCCACTACCACACCAACCAACGCTTTGATAACCATTGTCGGACTTTACTCCTAATTCAAATGTGCCAAATACATTTGCTCTTTTGCCTTCACCGTATTTAGTAGATAATATAACTACATCAAGATTAATTTGTGGTGGTTTGTATTTAGCCCAACCAACACTTCTTTTCCCTGCTTCATAAGCCATTGAAGAATCTTTGACGATAATACCTTCAAAACCATCATTAATTGCTTGATGATAAAAAGCCATAATATCACCTTCTGTTATTCGGTGCGCTTGATTCGGTAAATCTTTCATCTTCTCAAGTCTTTCATTGTATGGTAAATCCATAATAGTTTCACCGTTTAGCATAAGACAATCAAAGATAACCCATTCAACCTTTACCTTTTCTGCCGCTTCTAAATGATTCTTAGAATGAACTCTTGTAGCCATTAGTTTATGTGGTGCAGGTGTTCCATCATCTTTTATTGGATATATTTCCCCATCAAGTATTGCATTCTTAACATTATATTTTGAACATAATAAAACAATATCAGGAAATTGAACTGTTACTAATTTACCTTTACGATTAAAAATCATTACCTTGCCATCTTCAATATGAATTTGATACCTATTACCATCATACTTGTAATCAACAACAAAGTTAGTTGGCCACTTATTCATAGGCACTTCTTTTGCTAACATAGGTGCTACAAACTTTCCGTGTGTTAAATTACATGGAGGTTCTATTCCTCTTTCATAGGCAGAACAAACTACTTCAATAGAATTAAAGTTCAAGTGTTTCTTAGCCTCTTTAACTTTCTTCTTGTAGTAATGAGCCATAATTTTCGTGACTGTTCCTCTATTGATACCGTTTCTTGGTGTTCTTAGAAGATACCTAATAAACCATCTTCGGCCATTAGCAGACATACCAACTAAGGCCGTTTCTACATTTGTGAAAACATCGGAATCAATCTTACCACAATTAAATTCCAATATTAGTTTAGCACTTAATAAAGGCATACCGTCTTTTATTTCTGTTTCTGCTGAAACATCAAGATAATATATCGCATCTCCTAAATCATTATGAGCCGCTAACAGTCCATCTATTTCACTTTCAAAAACATCAAATATTTTGGCTAACCATTTCTTAGCCTTTGCTAATCCTAAGTTATTAGCCATAAGATTATCTTTATCTAAAATAGATAATACCAATCCTTTATTTTCAAAATTCTCAAGAGCGTTTCCTATCATTTTTATTTGTTGCGTTGGTGTTAGAGTATCGCTCGCTTCTAATAACCTTGCCATTCGTTCCCATGTCATCTATAATCACTTCCATATTTTCATTTATATTTTTTATCAGTTCTTTTAACAGGCTACTGATTTTCCCGTCATGCTTTTCAGCATATGTCCACATAGCATTTGCTAAGTAAATCCATTCATTCTTCTTCATTTGATTCTTCCCCATCTAATCTTTGAAGCAATCTCAAGAAGTTAGCCATAATTTGTTGTATGGTATGTATTTCCTCTTGATTACCTCTTTCAATAAAGCGGTGCATCATATGAATAAAAGTTGCTTGAGTAATAGCAGGTGCTAATCTTGCTAAATCGTTATGGGAATAAATCTCCCAATAACAAACAAAAGAGGCTCTTGCTAAGTAATTACCTTTAGCGATACCTGCATATCCCATATTAAAATGTTCTAATTCAACATCATTAAGTGCTTTCTTTTGTTTCTTAGCCCATTCATCAAACTTCTTATCATTTGTTGTTATTAAAAATAATTTATTGTTCATCTTTTTCACCATCCATAAAATCTCTCAATGTTTTGTAAAATCTACTGTATGCTAATTCAACATGAAGTCTTTGAACTCTACTTCCTGCTCCCTTTCTTGGTGGAACAGTCATTTGACTTTCTAAATACTGTGCAAATAAATCCATTAAATCTGCTGAACAGTTAATGAATAAATCTACTGAACCATGCCCATACTGTCTATCTCCGTTTGCTTTCTTCAAACTCTTTTTTGCTTGAACTTCACTAATTCTTCTCATTCTATTTCTCTCCCTAATATTTGTAATAATAATTTTGCTTCTTCCATGTTCAACCGAACACCCTTATTTGTTGGTTTATTATCTTTAAACCATCGAATATCCAAGACTTCGATATTCCAATATTTACCTTTTTTAATTTTACACTCCATGCTATCATCACGGATAATTGTTCCAATAACTTCAAACTCATCGGTCAATTCATCCACCCCTGTTTGAATTTATCTAAATCTTGTCTTGATGTAAAGTATCTTGGCGTATCTAATTCATCTATACGATTAACTATCCAACATGCGCCTCCTAATGAAGAAACTTGAACCACTTCGTATTGACCGCTATTTACTTCTATAACTTCTTTAGTATTTATTTTAGGAACTAATCCCCACTTAAGAGTTAATTCTTGAGCAACCTCATGTATGTTTTCGGCAACATATTTTATGATATGCGCTCTTTGAATTGGAATTTTCGGTGCAACTTCAATTGCTAATTCACCTGTCATTTTACAAACATTACATTTATTTCCTAAACAAATAGGGCATTTTACTCTTGCTTTATGCGGTGCAGGTAAATTAACTGTTATTGCTTTCTTTTTCATTTTCTCATCACCTTTATGCACTTTTCACATACACCATACCGTTTTACATAATAAGCATCTGTTGTTCTTATACGCCTTTTACATCTTGAACAGTCCATTATTTGTTCCTCCGTTCAATTCTAAATACATTCCCGTCTTTTACAAGAATAATCATTGAACCATCGGAATAAACAGTAGTCATTCTTACAATTTCTTTTTCCATACTTAAGCCTCCGGTAATAATACTGCTACATCTGTCGAATAGAATAAAGACGCTATTGATAATGCCGCTAAGAAACTATTCTTAACTACCTTATATGGGTCAAAGACTCCTGCTTCTTCTAAGTTTTCTATTTTATTAGTAAGAGCATTGTAGCCCATACCGGAAGAAACATTAATTATATTCTCTAAACTGCTTACGCTACCAACTTCTCCTATAAACTTTATATCTCCGCTATTCTCAACTAAGGTTAGCATTGGTCTAATTAAAGAACTTCTAAACCATTTAGGTAATGTTTCGTCTTTGGATAATGAAGCATATAATGTTCCTCCACCAACAACAATGCCTTCTTCTAATGCGGCCTTTGTTGCATGTAAAGCATCATCAAGTCTTTCTTTAGTTTCTCGCATTTCAATAGATGAAGAAGCACCAATTCTAATTGTAGCAACTCCACCGCTAAGTTTCGCTATTCTGCTTTTGATTCTTGATGATTCATGTCCTTTAACATCTTTCGCCTGTTTCTTAAGCGTTTCAATTCTACTTAGAACTTCATGTTGTTTTTCTTCATTTGTTCCAATAAAGGTGGTTGATTCCTTAGTAATAGATACTTTCTTACAAGTTCCTAAATCTAAAAGTGTGAAAACTTTAGGGTCGTCTTTGCTTTCTTCAACAAAAACTCTTCCACCTAATGCACAAGCCATATCTCCTAATTCATTTATTTGTTCATCACCAAAATTAGGTGAAAGAACAACTGCACATTGAATAGTCTTTTGTAAAAGATTCATAACTAAATTATTCATGGCTGAACCATCAAACCCTTTACAGAAAATAACAAGGGGTCGGTTGTTTGCTGAACTAAATTCCAATAGTGGCATAATATCGCTAAACTTTCTAATAGAAACATTAGACATAAACACCAATGGATTATCAAACTCAACACGGCCATTTTCAGTATTGCACATCAAATGACTTAGATAGCCTTCATTGATTTCCATACCTTTTCTAATCTCAATTTCTGTATTATAATTGTTAGATTCTTCAACGGTGATAATACCGTCTCTTCCGACTTCATCAATTGCTCCTTTGATTAGACTACCAAGATGCCTGTCATTGTTTGCCGCTATTGTAGCAACATTTAGAATATCATCATTATCTACTTCAATAACATGCTCATCTAAATGATTAATCATCTTATCTCTTAGTTCACTAACCAAGACATTAAAATCATGGATTGATTTATCTTCTCCAAACTCAACCAAATTATTACAAAAAGCCTGTGCTAAAATACAAGCAGTAGTAGTTCCATCGCCCGAATTATCTTGTGCTTTACTTGCTAAGTTTTGAACTAATTGAACCCCCATTTGAATATAAGGGTCTTCGTGAGAAATATACTTTGTAATAGTAACTCCATCATTAATGATAATAGGAGGATTACCTTGTAGTATAACTGTTTTGGCTTGTGGGCCAAGTGTAGGTTTTACAGTATTAGCAACTAAATTAATTCCTTCTAATAATTTTCTTTTAACTTCTATATGGTCATTTAATATCATTCTTTTCCTCTCCTGTATTGGGTTTCTTTAATTCCTTCTTGTAGTAAATAAACAAGAATCTCATTTGTTGTCATATTTAAGTCGTCTCTCATCTTCATTATAAAACTCCATTGTTGTTCTGTAAATGGTAATGAATCAATATTTATCTGCTTCATTCTTTCACCAACTTAGTTTGTTTTGTTTTAGAAAATACTCCCAACAAGTTTTCCGTTGGAACAAAAATCATATCTTCATGAGTTGGAAATCTATGTCTATCATCAAATAGAACTTCTTGACCTTCTAATTCGGGATATTTAGGACATGAAACAACAAGCCCTCTTCCATCAGTTTTAATTTGAATACCACTTGAAGAAGTTGAGTTCTCAAGTTTAATTATGCAATAATCTCCAATAGCCTTCATTCCTCTTCCTCCGATGGTAAAGCAACCCAACCTCTTGCAGTTTCGGAAACCCATACTGATGTATGAGTTTTGTAAAACTGTTTCAGTCTTTTGTCTCTTTCTGTTTCTTTAGACCAAGTGACTCCTTTATCTTCCTTTCTAATGTTTTTATCATTAGGGTGTCTTTCTTGATGCCTTCTTTGTCTTTCAAGAAGAGTTTTTGGTTCTTCTTCTACAATCGTATCTCCGTATTCCTTTTTCTTTTGTTTTCTTTTATTATACATATTCATTCCTCTTCATTTCCATATTGATTCCATGTTTGGGTTCTTTCTAATTCATGTTTAACATAAATATCTAATTGCTTGGGTCTATCGTTCTCCCAAAAACCATAGTGGCCTTCACCGCCTAAAACATAAGCACTTTCCATAAGTTGTTCCCAAATTGATACAGTTCTAATATCTGTTCCACTAAAATAAGCACTACCGAATGGGTGTGTATGAATCCAACACCTAACAGGCATTTTCATTCCTTTAGGAACAGAACCAAAATCAACAAAACCTGATGAACCGGATGAAACATAACAATCATTCTTTGCATCAATAACAACTTGAACTTCTAAATTAGGTAGTATTACTGTTGAAGCATGCCAAATAGCATTATGAAATTCTGTATTATGAAATGCTACCATTTCTAATAATGCTTTATCATGATGTGGAACACCATCTAATCTTTCTTTAAGAATATCTTCATATGCTGACATAACATATTGTTCAGCATCAAATCTTGCTACTTCTATTTCTTCTAAATACTTATCATATCCATCATCATCACTATCAATTTCTTTAAAATAGTGGTCTTTTATTTTACTCATTTTAATCTCTCCTTAGTTGTTTCTTAATTTTATCAAGTCTCTTCTGTAATCTTGCTTCTTTTCTTGCTTTCCTTCGCTCTTTACGGCTTGGTTTTGACGGCTTGGCCGACTTAGCCTTACGCTTGTTAATGACCTTAGAGGCTTCTATAAGCATTGAATGGTGTCGGGGTTCTGTGCTATCAACGATGTATTCTAATCTACCTGCTATTTCAGCATAAGATTTATTGAATTTCTCTCTTGCTTCATCTATTGATAATTCATAAAAATTACAAAGAATATCAAAATCTTCTTCGTCAGTCCAAAAAACCTTTTTAGATTTCTTAGGTTCTACGACAATAGAACGATTTACTGTTTCTACATCTAAATACTTTGATTCACTTCTTTTCTTTCTTGTTCCCATATTTTTAATATGAGCATTCTTTAATGCTACAAATTTTTCTGCATCTTTCTTTGTTATCTTATCACCAATTTTAGATTCCATATCAAATCTTCTTGGAGGCCAATAATCGAGGCCAAGCAGTTCTCTTTGTTTCTTTGAATAGCCATTATTATTAGATAATCCGGCTTTTAGCAATTTAGCGGTAACAGTTCGCATTTGTTTTTCTTTCTTAGAATTGCTTTTTGGTTTATTTCTAACAATATACCATTGGCGTTCAACTGCCGGAGGGTTTCTGCCAAATGACTGTGCAAGAACTCTTGCTTCCTTTGCACTTCTACAAGCCTTTATTTGTTTAATTTCTTCTTTCGTATATTTACTTCTTTTCATATTTTTCACTTCCTTATTTTTATTTTCTTTTTGAGACTTTACTATCTCTTGAATTTCTTTTGATGGAGTTGAAACCAAAAGTCCTTTCCATCTTTTACGGTCAAGAGGCTTACCAAATACTTCACTGTAAGCCATGACGGTTTGTTTTTCAGTCATAAGATTATGATGGCACTTATGTATAAAATCAACTTCTTCTTGAGTATAAGTATTGTTTTCAGTTAAAACTCTATATAACTTTTTTAGAGTGTTGCCCGAAACAGTTGTGTCAAACTTTCTGTTAAAGTTTCTCGCCATTTTATCCCAAGATACGCTCCTTGCTGATGCTGAAACAACATATGCTATTTCTTCATTAGACCATTTACTTAACCAACTCATAGATTCACCACCATATAATCTCTAACTTCATCATTATTTTGAAACCATCTTTGAGTCCATTGTGCGCCCATTCCTGCAATAGCAACTTGCATAAAGTGAACTCCCTCATTTGAACCATTCCAAGAATCACCTTGACAAGAAAAAGACCGTTCTTCACCCGCTAAAAGCATATCATACATTTTCGGGTCGGCCTTATAACTTACTAAAGCGGCATTCCTGCCTTGCGCTCGTAAATCAAGCCATTTAACACTTGTGTTGTATAAGGTCTTTCTAACGCCTAAGTTATCTACACAACAAATAACCAAGTCATATCCTTGCATTTGTTTTTCAGTTAGAATAGGATAGGGTTTACAGTTCCCAACACTCTTATGTTTGTTATACATGACCTTTGCTTTATTCTCTCTTACATCATCAACATTAAAGTTTTGATATGGTAGATTCTTTGTTTCTACCGTATCGGGGTCTGCCACCGTTATGTCATATAATTCTACTTTATCTAAAAGCGGTATAAAGAAACTCCCGATACCACCTGCTCCAATTACTAATATTTTTCTTTTCATTTTTATTCCTCCATGCTTTCTTCTTCTAATCTAAACATATTAACAGCCATATATAATTCCATAAAGAAATTAGTTAGCCAATCTTCTTTCTTTAGAATAGTCATATCCTGTTCTAAATCATTTTGATACATTTGATTTATTTCTTTTACTATTCTATCTTTATTCTCTAAGAACATCATTTCTATTCTATGTCTGCTCTCTTTTAGTTTTTTCAATTCTTCTTCTGTTCCTCGCCACATATTAATCTCTCCTTCCTGCATGGGGTAAATCAATTGGTTTAATTTCCCAAATTCTGCCTTGTTTAATCAGTGGTTCAAGTTCGCCATACCAAAAAGAACCCCATTCATTTTCAAAGCCTTGAACATAGCCAAAATATAGAGGGTGTCCTCCATAATCTTCTTGTTCTATTTCAGTAGCAAACCAATACCAACCGCTAAACGATTCGTAGGCTTTGATTACTTCTTTATCTCCTGCATACAATTTTCCATTTTTATTATTCAACATTATAATTCCTTTCCTTTTAGTTCCTCAACTAATTCAACACCGATTAAATCCAGTATTGCTTTTGTTTGTTTCCAAACAATCCATCTTGAGAATCCTGTTTTCTCACATATTCTCTCTTTAGTAATATTATCCTTAACATATACATTAGCCGCTATCCAAATAATAGAGGCATAGTATGACCCGCCTTTATTGAAGGTTGAGTTCAAGACCACTGTTTCAAAATGCTCTAATACCCTAATACATTGATTTCTAAATGTCATGTCATCTGTTATTTTTGCTAATGTCTGTATCAAAGCATACTGCGGATTAATCGGTTTGTAATTAATACTATTTCTATGAAACTGATTAATCTTCCTTACTAATCTTTTAACTGATTTAACATTAGGACTAAATTCTTCGCATACATCTTTGATAGTGTGCGGTGTTCCGTTCTCTTTTAGAGCATAATAAACAACTGCGGTTGCTCTTGCTTCGTATTGGCTTCTACCAAACATATTTCTATTTAGACAATCAATGTATAATTTTTCAACTCTTGGCTGAAGAGAACTATTCGGTGCTATATTCGCCAATACCATATTACAAAATCTAATTCCATTTTGGATATGCTTAGGTAAAACACTATTCATTCCATACTTATTATACTTGAAAGAACCTTTACCCGTTATTACAGAACCTAATTTATTTCTGTCCGGTGAATGAACTAATTCTCCTGTTGAATCAAGAATATGAACTGTCTCTTCAAACATTTCTGTTATCAAAACAAGTCCACAGTCTTTACAAACTGTTTCGCCAAGCCGTTCATTAAACTCATTGTTTTGGCTTCTGCATTCTTCGCAAATTAATTTCATTCCCCTCAACCCTATATTTATTCGCATCGTGTATCATATATCCCTTAATAGTTGATACCATTTTTACTGTTATTAAATCATTTAGAAGTGCTAATGCTCTACCTGCGAATTGGTCGCCTAATGGTGAATTATTAGCCACATTGTCTATACAAATCGGCCCACTCCAAAATTTGAAATCTTCTTCATTATCTTCAGTGATATTGAAATACTTTGTTCCTTCGACTTCACTAATGTTTCCAAGCATCCAATTCTGTTCTGCAAATTCAGCAACAACATCTTTCTTTGGTTGCCAAATATATGTTGATACCATTTGTATTCCTGTCTTATATCTGTTATTAGTTAGTTTCCAATCGTAGCCTCTACCTCTAACATACATTGTAGTTAATATTCCTTTTTCATCATAAACTGCATGAATGCGACCATCATGTTGATTGCATAAATCCTTTACTAATTGTAATGCTCTTTCTTCAACCATATCTTGAGTTCTATTTTGCATTAGAAATGCTATCATAACTTTTAATTCAGCAGTTGTTGGTTCTCTATCCAATAGTTTCTTGAATAAATATTTTGGCCCAAGTCTTTTCCATGAACCTCTTGATTTACCAAGATGATAAAAATTACAAAATGTATCTAATTGTCTTGGAGTTATCTCTCCCCAAATACCGTCGCTTATTTCTATAGCAAGCATATTATCATCTATTTGCATAACATTTAGTCTAACTTCTATTTTTTCAAAGGAATGCATAAAATGATATGGCGCACGATTCTCTAAACAATATCTAACATTTTCCGGTAGTGATAATGTTGAATATAAACTACTCAACAATACTTCCGGATTATCTTCAAAACAAGATTTGTAAGTTAGTCTTGCTAATGCTGAACATATGGTAGCAAGACTGTATGATTTACCATTTAGTTGATACCTAATACCTTCTCGGCTTAACACAACAGGACAGGTTTTAACCATAACAACATGATTAAATTTGTAGCCGAATCCCCTATTATATCTATTTCTTGGAGAAATAATACCTCTCCAAAAATCTTCTAATCCTGCATGAACAGGGTCTTTCTTTCCTCTTTGAATACTAACAGACCTTGCAGTTCCAAAAGCATGCGTTTCGCATCTTATAGTAGTTTTATCTACTATTCTTGAATCATCCGGTCTTGCTATACTTAAATTACATTTTACACTCATATTATCACATCAAATATATATTTTTATTATCTTTATCGCATTCTGCGTGAATTTCATTTTTAATTTCTTGGGCGTTTAATAACTGCCCTCCGCACACACGGCATCGTGTGGCTATTCTTTTCTTTGTCCTATTAGACAAGGTATAGTTCGGGTCTTTTTCTTTCATTGTTATTCCTCAATTGTTCTTTAATTTTTATTTGAACTTGGCAAACCTTACAATCCGGTTCACCTTCACAATTATATTTGTGATACTCAACTATTTCTTTAGAGAGTTTTAATTCCTGCTTTAGATATTGAGGGAAGCCCATTTCAATCGCTTCTCTAATATCCCAAAAACAAAGCATAAGAGTATCATTCATTCTATATATTTTGTCTCTATCATCTATCAAAGATTCACAGACATTTATTGCCATTTTTACTCTATGGATATTCGCTGGCGAATAATCCCTAATCATTATTATTACTGCTGAAAGATACTCCTTATATGTAGCAAAGAGTTTCTTCATAGTTTTCACCTTATATTTCGCAAGACCCACCTGCACAGGCTAATTCACCCGACAAGTCAGTATTGTCTTGAGTTTCAATAACTTTCGTTAAATCAACATTTGTCAATGCTCCGGTTAATTCTTCAAACTTATCTTTATCGCAAGTTTCAAACGGTGCTTGAGTATATGTTCCCCCATCAAAAGGAAGGACTGAAAGCCCATTATAATAATGTCGGTTAAGCCAAAACCAATCCCCGACAGATTCCCATTCATCTTCTTTAATAGAAACTGTCGCTGAAACATTATGAGTATTTAGCCCATCTTTGTGTCCTGCTCTAACCCAACTAATGCTAAATTCTTTAATTCTTTCTAATAAATCAAATACAGATTCATTACGAGTAATAGCATTTAATGGTGCTTGTTGAGGAACTGAAATAACCGCTTGTTCGTGTGGCTTAAAATACTCATCTTCAATTAACGAGGGATGCTCTTTGGAAAGGTAATCATAAATCGCTTCATTTTTACCAACTCTTAGTCTCCTAATATAATACTCATCGTGATAAGCATGAATACCGCTACTTGTTCCTAAAACAAGAGAAGTAGTTCCGGCAGGTTTTATGCAAGTTGTTCTTGCGGCAGGTTTTATTCCTATTATTTCTGCTACTCTCTTATTTTCATTAACTACCTCAATTGCGGCCATATGTAAATCTAATTCCGCTACTTTATTAGCGGCAATACCTGTCATAGATACTCCTAATAGTGCATCTTTTTCTGTATTCTTTCTCCATATTTCTCTTAAATAATGAAAATCAGTATATCCTGCTTGTAATGTTCCTAAGAATGCTCCTGCACTAACTCTTGCTTCTAAATCCGCTTGGTCTTTTACATTAGAAGCATTAACTTCTGTTAAATTACAAAATTGATATGGTCGTAAAGCAATCTCACAACAAGGGTTTGTTCCCCAATCTTTGTCATTATTGAAATAAATTCCGGGTTCTCCGCTTCCTGACGCTTTAATTCTATTCCACAAATCTAAGAAATAATCTTTAGTTATTCTATGTCTAAGTAAAACGGCTGAATTGTTTGCCCTGCCCCTTTGTGGGTTATTTTCCCACCATTTACCGGATTTAGCGGCAATCATTCCCATATCATCAGCAGAAAACAAACTAATCATAGCGGCTCTCCTAATTCCACCACTTAATACTGCATCAGCAATATGACACATAATATCATGGCAATATATAGGATTAAGTTGATAATTACCGCATCTTTGTAAGATTCCTTCTATTTTAACTAAACATTCTCTTAATGGCTGAGAACCGGGGGCTTTACCACCAGAAGTAATTAATAATGCTCCTTTCTCCCTTATATCGGAATAATCAAAAATAGGAGTTGATTTCCTAATTCCCATATAACATTCTAAAAGAATTTTAATTGCATCAGCCCAACCTTCAATTGAATCTGCAATTAAATATCTTCTTTGTCTATCCGGATTTGGCATTACCAATTCGGGTAGTTGTTCTACATGGTGTCTTTGAACAGAATATCCAACTCCTGTTCCACCAAGTAATAAAAACATAGCCTCGCTAAAGGCTAAGTATGAATCTATTGGCATATATGCACAATTATATACTCTATTTGGTGATATATCAATTGGCTTTCCTGCAAATTGCATTGAGCGCATTGATGGTAATACCAACTTAGGTAATACAAAATGTGCATAAACATCTTTAATGTCTTGTTCTAACATTGGGTATTTCTTAATGTGCATATTCATATTTCTTTCACAAATTTCTTCCCAAGTTTCTCTTCTTAGAAGTTCGGGCTTAAATTTTGCATATTTCATATGCACTGTTATATCTGATAATATTTTTTTATTGGGGGCTTGTTCCATATTTTTCACCTGCATTTCTCCGACTTAAGTTATCGGCATAAATATATCCCTTATCTTTAAATAAGGAATAAAAGTCCATTTTTGTTTATTAAAAAAAGGGATAGCACATAGTAAATGGAACTAAACTATGTGCTACCCCAAAGAGTAGTTAGAGGGAGTTAGCAAACTTCCGCTTATTCCTGTCCTCCGACAATTGCCGGAATCAAATCAACGGAAGATACTTCTTCCCAATTGATACCTCTAATCTCTTCTCTTGATACAATATCACCATCAATGATAGCCCAATGTGTCGGGTGTGTATCTATCTGTTCTATAATCTCGCTTGAAGCCATCATCAGTTCTGTGTGGCCTGTTTCATTCATAATTCTTAATTTAATTGACATATTAATCCTCTCCGTTCTTGCTATTCCTCTTAACTATTTAAAGGAGTTCACAAATAAGTTTTGTCGGCCTCCTTTAAGCCTTGACTTTATTTTTTCATCAACTCCAAAATCTTGTTGTTGAGTGTAAGAAGTTGCCTTTGCATCTTCTCTTTGAATTGTTTATCTTCTTCTTGTTTTTTATTCCATAAAGCAAACATATCTTTATACAGTTCTTCTTTTGTCATTTTAAGAAAGTCAGCATCTACTAATGTATTTAGTGAGTTGTTTAACTCTCCTTTGATTATACTTGGTATTGAATCAACTTCTTGTTGAAGTTTAGCAACATGAATTTTAATTGCTTTGAGTTTAGTTTCTTCAAACTCTTCAAATCTTTTAAGTTGAAAACTTTTATTATTTTTAACTTTTAAATAACAATCGAGACAGTGTTTCTGCCATCTTGCTGATTTAGCACTTCTCGCAACAAAAAGTGTTTTGCACATTTGACATTCTTTTTGCACTGTCATTTCAAACAAACTCCCTGTCCTGTTTTTCAAAAGCATAATTTTCTTCTAAATAACTTGTTAGAATCATATCCAACTTGTCCTGTAATGCTTCCATAATTCCTGCAATTACTCTACGATTAAGACTAATCCATAGTCTATGATGAGTGTTAATTACTACCTTTGGGTTATCATCTTCATTCTGCGATATTACCAAAGGCGGTAAATCGGGGCTATCTACTATTCTAAATTCTACATTTGTATTCATATTATCATCTCTCCTGTTAGTTTATTTGGGTGAAGGAAATACTCGCCCGCTTTTTTTCCGTTTTTATCATAGATTGTATCGTGTAAATTAGCCACAATAAAATCCCATGCTTCTTCCGTAAGAATATAATTATCTTGTTTTATTACTGCATTGGTTTCAAACAACTGCACACCTAATTTCTTAAATTGTCGTTGTAATGAAACTGCATTCATCTTGATTGTATTATCGCCTATGTCCTTAAGCCCTGCTTGTAATAAAACAAATGCAACGCTCGCTTCAACATTATGCGTTTGGTCTTTGTGCCATTTAATGATGTTATTTAGCACTGTTATTTCTGCTAATTCTCTAAACATATAAATCATATTATTCACCTGCGTATGCTTTTGCTACATGAATAGCGTTAAGGTAATTCTTAGTTTGAATTATTCCCTCAAGTCTCGCTATATCGTCATTTTTATTTTTATCCATTTGACTTACTGTAAATGTAGCAACTAATAATGCTAACTGTTGCTTACTTGACTTTGTTAGTAAATCTGCTAACTGTTCTGTCATGTGTTCTTTGTATTGTTCTGTCAATAAACATTCCATACATTCAACCCATTCCATTTGTTCTAATCTATAATTTGCTACTTGATACCATCCGCTACCTTCACAAGTATTACAATCTTTATTCATCTTCTTCACACTCACATTCTGCATCAACAAAACAACCGCATTCTAAATAACATTCACAATCCATACTTGCATAACAACCACATTCTAATTTAGGGTCTAAATGGTCATCTAATGCCGCCCAACACATATTATCGGGATAATTACTCATTAGTTTCACCCGCCTTTTGTTCTGCTTCGGTAAAACATTTGTAGCAATAATGTCTGCCTTTACTTATTCTTACATCACAACTTATACATCTATATATTTCTTTCATTTTTATTCCTCATTTAAATTTATTTTAATTTGTTGTCCATTCCATGTCCGGACAAAATCACATTTCTCATGGTAAGGTAAAGCCCAAAACTCATCTGATACTGACCTATACAATTCCCAAATCTTGTTGTGGGTTGTTCCCCAACTATCTTCTTCTTCTACCATTTTAAGACAAGCCCATACTATAACTGAAAGCATAGCAGGGTCTAAATCTTTAGAAATTGCTCTTTTCCAAAAGAAGGGATTCACCATTTTATTCTCATTAAACATATTTATTCCTCCAATAACAACATTGGGTATTTAGGTTTAGTTGCATTATACGCTCTAACTCCTTTGTTATATTTTACTGCGTAGTGATTCTTTGGCCACCAATTCGGCATTTTACCTTCCGGCCATTCAGCAAATTTCCATTTACCTTCCAAGTAATAATGACGATAGGATTGTATTACAAATTCCCATTCATCATCGAATGTATTTTTAATTCTATAAGTATCATCCATAGCAATTGATACAGGAGTTGCTAATGTAATATCAGCATCATATTCAACCGGAGTTTGTAGCATTCTTTTATACGCTCCGTGTTGTTTATCGTATCTATCTGTATATTCTCCGCATAAAGCGATACCATGATTATACAACCATAATGTATTGTGAATACTTTGTCTCGCCCAAATAGTTGAAGGGTGATTCAACATAGCAGGTTTCATTAAATTAGAATCCATAAGTGTATGATAATCCTTGAGTTGTCGTAGCGTAGGTTCTTGTCCGTGTCTATCTGTATATTCCATAAACAAAGCATTAGTATGTAGCATTTGACAAGTTTCTGTTGGCATTTTTACTACATGCTTGTTGAGCATCTGTTGTGCTGATTCTATCGGGTCTTTTGATAGTGCGAATATATTCATTCTTCTTCACCTTCACAAAATTCTGTAAACTCATTTAGATATTCTCTTGCATCAACAAATTCGCTATGTTCAATAGTCATTCTGTCTAAGTGTGCTTGCCAATTACCCTTCATGCCAGCATCTAAATTATCCTGCCAAAAGGTGTTTAGTTCTCTTATCTTATCAAATTGATAAGTTATTGTTTTAGATATAGTATTATCACCATAAATTATATTTCCATATTTCTTTGTTATTTTCATTCTTTCATTCTCCTTATTGATATTTGGTATGCGTTGTAGTGGGGCATACCTAAACCCACTAATTCTTTACAAATTCTTTTTCTTGTTTGTTCATGTTCACATCTTCGATTCAAAAACTCCGGCTTGTATTGGCGGTGGTTTTCTATCGGGATTATATCTTTCATATACTTCTTCATAACAACCATCACATATTTTAATTAATATTTTATTTTCTATTTCTGTTAATTCCATTGTTTGAAATTCAATTAACATATGATATTTAGCACCTAAAGCGCATATATCACATTTTGGTGTCTTTTCTTTGTTTTTACTAACAAAGAATTTCTTTATCCAATCTATCATGTAAATCACCTTAAAGGCGAGGGAACGGACTTCGTGTCCATAGAACACTATTCATATGACCATTAGTGAACACATACAAATTTCACTAAGAGATGAGTCTTGTTTCGCAACAAGCAACTTTATCCGTATTACCATGCAAACCCTCTATGCAGGAAAATATACTTATGCCTATGAAAAATGACTACGACCTTACGGTAGGAGTTATCATTCTCATAATTTGACAATTTGTATATTTTTACCCTTAAACCTGCGGTTTCAAATGAGGCTTTAACCTACCATTGAATTTAATTTCTTTCCTCCAAGAGTTGAGAAATAATGTTACTTGCTTCTCTTTTAGTTAAAGCGGAAACTGTTCCATTATAACCTAAGTTTTCTAAAAAGCCAAGTTGTTTAGGCGTTGCTAAATCTTCGTCAAATATTTTTCTTAAAGTGTGCAGTTGGCGTTGAGATAATTCTCTACTACTCATCATTTGTTCTTTAATATCTACAAGGAAAGAACGCTCCCAAGCACTATTAGCAAATGATTCATCAAATTCAGGCACACCATAATAGTCGCACATTTGTAAGAAAGTTTCTCCGCCAAAATCTTTAGTTAAAACTTCTTCTTGTTTTTGTCTTTTCGCTATTTCTCTCGCAAGTCTATCGGTTTCTTGTTTTTCTCTAAAAACCCTATCTCTTTCTTGTCTTTCTTCTGCTTCTATTCTTCTTACTTCTACATTTTCCGGTAGATTGTAAATACGCATTCTTTCTGCTTCTTGCTCTCGATAGCGTCTTTGTCTTTCTTCTTGTTGTCGTCGTCTTTCTTCTAAAGCAATTCTAAGAGCCTCTATTCTATTTGCTCTTGTTTGATTATATTTATCCAATTTATCTTGATACTGTTCACGCTTTATGTAAAACAAAGCCAAGTCTTTCATTAGATTATCATTAGGAAAACCTGTTGTATTGATTTGTGCTTTAGCATTGTCGGGGTGATTCCACCGCCATACGAGAGAAGCCATTTTGTAGTTAGGTGAACCATAACTCCCTTCACCTCTTTTTCTCAAAACTCTTCTTCTATGGTTTTGTTGTGTATCACGGTCATAATACCAATCTCTTTTGTGAATATTGAAGTGTAAATCTAATTCTTTTACTGAATCAAACATCATAGTAAAAGCCTCACCATTTGATTTCCACCACGCTTCTGCTTTCATAGACTTGGTTCTAACACTAATCCATTCTTGGATTTGTTCATCAGTAATAGTATCAATATTAATTCCTTTATCTTCTGCAATTGCTCGCATAATTAGATAGGAGTTAATGTGGTCGCTACCAACACATTCAATAATTCCATTTTCTGTGTTTCTTATTTCAAAGTGATAAACAACTATATGGCCACATAAACATTTTCCAACGCCCATTTGAGAATTTCTAACCCAATCCGGCATAACATCATTACCACTCCACCAAACATTACCTGTTGCTAACCATTCATGTTTAGCATCATCATAATTATCTGCTACTGATAATTCAGTCATTTTACGCTTTAACGCTCTATCCCAACGACCCTCACCGAGCCGTCTCTTCGCTACTATATTTTCCATTTTTATTCCACCAATTATATATTTTCATTAAAGATATGACAAACAAACTGAAGAGTCCGAATAATGTTGCATTAATAAAAGGCAACATATAATAGAACTCCGCAGTTAGTCTATCTGTCAATTTACTCCCCAACAATTCCTGTTCTTTGTCCTACTAAAAATAGGTTTTTCTTTGCTCTTGTAATTGCTACATAGCAAATGTTGTTTTCTTCTAATCCACCTAACGGGTGTGGCATTCTATCAGTTGCTAAGATATACACATTATCAGCCTCAAGACCTTTAGCCTTGTGAACTGTTGAAAGCATAATTTCTCCGTTATCATTACCGTCAAATACTCTCTTGATTTCTTCAATAATTCCACCAACAGTTGATGCTTTATTTACAAAGATACTGATACAGTCTCTTTTATCTTCAAGAGCCATCGCTTGATTCTTTTTATTATCATTCAATAATTTGTTATAGTTGTAATTAAAGTCTTGCATATATAATTGCCAAAACTCTTCTGTTCCCATATGATTATTCTTAGAAATCTTTTGAACTGCATTAACTAATCCTTTAGTCATATCACGACCAAGAATATATGCTGATTTACCTTGACTAATTAAATCATAGAAAGCACCGACTAATGGTGCATTATATCTACATAAAACCATATCTTTCTCATTAGGAGTAAATTCAGCACCAACCATAACATTACCTTCAATTGCATTTTCAGCCGCTTGGAAATCTTTTACATATCTATTGGCTTCCTTAACAACTGATAAAGGGCATCTCCAAGAAATGCTGAGAGGAAATTCGCTTATTTCTCTTGAGCCTTTTAGAAGTCTCTCTCTAAATAGTCCAATACTATTAGAATCTGCGCCCCTAAATCCATAAATCGCTTGATTTTTGTCACCAACAATAATACATCGGCCACCATTCACGCATTTACTAATCATTTCTCTTTGGCTTTCGTTAAAATCCTGCGCTTCATCTACAAATAATATATCATACTTAGGAAAAGGATAGTTATTTACTAAAGGTAGCCAAATCATATCATCAAAATCAACTTCACTTGTCTTATTTGCACAAGCCTTGAGTAGTGTATTTAGATGAGCAATTGCTATTTCTTCTTCACGCTCGGAATGAAATTGAATATTATATTCATCAATTAGTCTATTGACTTCTCTTTTATTAGAAGGGTCAATTAGAGAACCTTTGATTAAAGATACCAACTTCTTGACCGGAGCAATATTGAAATCTTTACCTAAGAAATCCTTAATGATATTGTTAAGTTTGAAGTTATTGACTCTTGTTTTAACACCTGCATTTCTAATAGCGGCAAAACCGAATGCGTGGAATGTTTTTGCTTCTACACCTTTAGGTAGTCTTTCTGCAAGTTCTGTTGCTATTGATTTATTGAATGCTAAAAAAGCGGCCTTATCATTACCAATTTTATTAGCGGCTTCTACAATAGTAGTAGTTTTACCTGTTCCTGCACCTGCATTAATTATAATGTGGTGGTCTGTATTTTCTATGCAATCAAATATTGCTTTTTGCTGTTTTGTATGTTCCATTTATTTTACCTCCCTAAAAGGGAATATGAAGAGAGAGGGGAGTCAGCGAAAATTAATTCGCATTTACATTAGTAGCCCCCTTGACTCAACCCTCTCTCAAGAATGATTCTCAATACCATGAACTAAATTAATTCATGACATAATTAAGTTGAGAAAGTGAAATGAATCCGCTTTCCAACTGTTTGAATCAACCTGTGCATGTCGGGGCGTATAAGGGGTCGGCTCACCCCCCTTTGAGTTTTGACTAACCCCTAAAAATTCTCAATTGAAGAAAGAAAGGTAAATGACCCATGATGCAAGGCCAACAATAATACTGCCCCAAAATAGTCTTAGTCGGACATTGTTTGGGGGATTACATTTCTTCTTCAAGCAATAATGACTTGTTGATATTTTTCCTTTATGAACATAAGATTCCAATAGGTGATTAGAACCTTCGGGTATATCACACCCGCAACTTTGGCATATCAAGTCCTTCTCGGCCTTTACATATACTTCTTCAACAAGTCTCATTTTATCACATCACTTAAATTAAAAACAAAGGGAGGCGAACCTCCCAATGTTTCATTCGCTAACACATGGTTAGCATATATATCTTTAACGCATTAAAGATGTGCAACTATACAAAGTTAGACTTTGTTTATTCAGCCGTTCCCAATAAAGAATCAACCGTTCCATCCCAAGTGCCATCTTTATACATTTTACTTAGGTTGTTTCGGGTTCTCTTAACAACTGCCGAAGCATAATCGCTTGCATCATCATAATGACCGCCACCACTCTTAATGTGTTTCATGGTGATTGCTCCAATAACTGCATCGTGGTTATAATAATTCATAGCCGCTTCTTGCACTACTCCGCATATTTTGTCAATTGATACTCTAACGCTTGCCGGAACTGCTGACTTTTGACCTCTCTTGAAAGGTGTTCCGTCTCTTCCCTTCAAAAGAGCCTTTAGTGCGCCCTTAGCCGCTACTCTTTCGTTTGGGTTGTTTGTTCCGATTTGAAGATTTAGTTCTATGACTTGTTTAAGTCCAGCGTCTAAACCTGTGTCTGCTTCAAGGTATTCTCTAACCTCTATTACGAGGCTATCCCATTGTGTGTTATCCATATTATCTATCTCCTGCCCTTGTGGGCTATTTTAGACAATTGATTACCCTATATAAAGGAGTTCAGCATTGATGACCAATGAGGGTTTTTACAACTTTTTTATTAGAATAAAATGCGGCCCTCCTGATTCGGCGGATTATTTCACATTTTTCTAAATTAAATTAAATATTCTAAATTAAATCTAATAACATGAATTAAAATTATTTAACTATAATGATTCGCCAATGAAACAACTTTTGCGTCTCACACTTTCCTATGTTTCTCGCATTCGTCTCATCATGAGAATAATGAGTTATGACCCATAACCCCTAAGAATCTACGGAGAAGTGGGGAAAATAATTCGTCTCGTCTCGTCTCATGGATTTTCCATATATATTTCTCTCTAAATATGCCTCTTATCCTCTCCCAAGAGAGAGAGAGAGATAGATAGATAGATATGAGATATATGAGATTATGAGAAGTATTAATATTCTTTATAGTTATACACTATAACTACCAAGATTCTCCCTCATCTGTCTCGTCTCATTGGAAATTTGGATGAGACACATTGATTAGATTACTATAATATAAGTATATGAATAAGAATATGAATTAATATAAGCCTAATTGGAAAAGACTCTTTCACGCTTGCATTCTTTCCTGCCCCAATTAATTGAACCTGTTGTTGTTTGAATATATATTCTTAATTAGGGCAAACCTGCGCTTAACGATATAATACAACCATATGGTTCATTCTGCTTTGCATGAAGGCAACCATATACGCCCTTTAAGCCTGTATAGTGCTACAAGGGCTGAAACTGTGGCTTTACCAACAAACGAAAAGGTGAATAATATGAAACAAGCAAATTGGAAATTAAATACAAATAAAGTGCGAGTTTGGGCGGAGAATCAACCCCCAAGTGATAACCTACAGGCAGTAATGCTATCTCTAACTCTTGGAGATTCTGCAAATACTGATGAATTAAGAAGCACCTATTGGACAGCAATTCGTTCAATAGGTTCAACAATGGATGGTTTTCCGTCAGCCCGTCGTGGCCGAGAATCAACATTGACCGAGGAACAGGAAATTGTTTTGGCGACTGTGGAGCAAAAAGTTATAGATGCTTTTGCGGAAATCCCTACTGACTACCACGACTTATTACTGTCCGTCATTGTGCCACACGGAAGAACAGGTGGCGTTTATGCTAACATGGATGAATTGGTTGCTTACTACAAGAAATCTGCTCATAACTATATGATGCAATCAATCAAAGAAGGAAGATTTGATGGTGTAGCGGTTAATAAGGCCGGTATTCCTCAAATAACCCCAAGACCTACAAAGGCTGATTTGGAGGTTTCGGAAGAAGAGTGAGACTACGGGATTCAGCCCTCGTAGCCCCCATGTGGGGGTAGATGCAAAGCACGACCATATGGTAGGAACTTTGTGAATAGCCAAGTTAAATGGTGATTTATTCCTATTACCATGAGTGAGTTGAGAAGACCGAAGGTAGAAGATTATGACATGACAGATGGAACAAACGGGCATATGCAGTTTATGCGTGATTGGGAAGCATATCAGGAAGCAGAAAAAATAGAGAGGTTTGAAATGGCTCTCAAAGAAGATTATGGAATTGACGAGGAAACATGGAATAATACTCCAACCAAGATGAAGAAACTTATGGCAGATATGCATGAAAAAGTAGCAAACCATGCTTGGTTGATGGAAGAATTGGAATGTTGGAGAGATAATATGCCTATCTAATCAAAAACCCTTCGGGGCGCAAGACAAAGCATGACCATATGGTAGGAAATAACTTTGGAATTCCTACCATAGCCGTTTATAAAGGCTATTACTCGCTTAAGAGGTTTTAAAATGAAAAGTTTTTACAAATGGTTAGATAATAGAGTAGATGATGAAAATAATTGGATTAAAGAGGATTATGGAATTAGGCATTTCTTATGCCCCGATGTTATATCCGAAAACTTTGTTGATTCGGGTTCAATAACTGTTGAGGAATTCGAAGAAGATAATTTTGAGGTTTTGCACCCTGTCTTTGAAGAATGGTCTAAAACTGCTAAACCTTTCTCGGTTTCTCAAAAAGATATTGACGAACACATCAAAGAACACAAAGCAGAAATGCGAATGAGGGCGATGGAGTCCGGCTATCATAATTTTGTTGATGATGGCGAAAGGACTTATTATTGGTGAATAAGTTCCCCTATGACCGATTTAAAAAAAATCGTGAGGGTCTTAGCAAAGTAAGACCATATGGTAATGACTTTGTAATTAGCCCATTTTAAGGGGATATATTCCTTTAACCATGTTTACAAAGAGTATAGGAGACGGAGAATGGGAAGGAAAATTAATCAATGTAGGACTATGTTTAGGCCGTCATGATATAGCAGGTGTCACAGATTATATCTTTGATGAGCCGATTGAAAATCCTAATGACTTTAAAGCACTAAGAGAAATCGCAAATAAAAAATTGGAGCAAATGTGGAATGCAGGAAATTGCATTAATCTTTATGTCACTGGATTAGGACAAGCACTGACAATCGTTTTATCGGAGGTTTTCAAATTGCATGAAACTTATTCGGATGATGTTTTGTTTCAGGTTTTTCATTGGGATAGAGAATCAGAAACTTACAAGGGGCATACTATTGTAGGAAATTAAGCCCTTCGGGGATATATACAAAGCAATACCATATGGTTGTAATGGCTTTGCCCTTGTTTAATTACAACCTTATCCGCCCCATAAGCCCTATATTCGGCACAGGGGCTAAAAAGTGCGGATTTACTTTATTTGAGGTGAAAAACATGAAAATAGAAAATTGGAATAAGAATATAGGAGAAGTAGAGGTGTGGCTGAATCGTGAAGATAGAGGCGATGCCGGACAAGCGATTGGATTATCTATTACATTAGGTAATGCATGTGGAAATGATGATTTGCGTTCAACATATTGGACAGCAATAAGAAGTATTGGGAGTTTATTTGAAGACTTCCCAAAAGCGAGAAGAGGCCGAGAATCAGCATTACCGGAGGAAATGGAAGCACTTGCGGTTTCTGTGAAGAATGCGGTTTATACTGCCTTTGCGGATATTACTAATGCTGAATTACTAATGACTGTAATACTACCACACGGCAGAACAGGCGGAGCATATACTTCAATACAAGAATATGCGGAGAAAATGGCGAAAACTGCTTATGATAACCTTGTAAAAGGCCATAAGGAAGGTCGTTGGGATGGTTCGATGAATGGTGAAATCCCATCATTAACCCCACCTCCGGTTAAAACCAAAGAAGGAGGCGAAGAAGAGGAATGATGCCTTTTTAGCCCCTGAAGCCCCCTAACGGTGCGGTTTCATTTCATTGGCAAAGCACAACCATATGGTTATGACGGCTTTGTTGCATAACCTTATTTATGGATTATTTCTATTAGGTCATGCGAAAGATAACAAGCGATGCAGTAAGGGCTTTTAGGAATAGACAAACATTCAAGCGAGGAAATACTCAAGTTAAGGTATTTGATAACTCGGTCGGATTTTTTCTTCATGGTAATATGATTGCTGAATATGCGGCTGATGGTGGTTTATACATAAATGATGGTGGGTGGCAAAGCAACACAACAAAGGAACGCTTGAACGGCTTGCCAAATGTCCACATTCAACAAAAGAATTTCCAATGGTTTCTAAATGGTGAAGCGTGGACAGGCGATTGGATATTAGTATGAAGGTGATAAAATGAATAATCAAAAGAGAATATGGGAATTAGAAGATAAAGCGGTTGAACTATACTTAAATGAGATTGAATGGTCAAGTATCATTAAAATGCTCACAGATGAGGAACATGATGAATATTGGCGTTTAGTCAATGAGAAATGTGGCTTTTAAAGCCCCCTTCGGGGTATATCCAAAGTCCTACCATATGGTTGAGTAAAACTTTGTGTGTAGCGAGAACCGCAAAGCGGCTCAAGCGGTGTTTATCAGCGTTTATAGTGTTGATTACTGATAAATCGGCGAATTTCTGGGAGAGCATCTGTCAGTTCTTCGCCACCTTTGATGATAATTTTCATTCCTCTAAAATCGCTGTTAAGAGTAGCCCTTAATCCATGAGTATGAATAAACTCCGTAATTTTCGGAATACAGAATAAACCATCTGCACAGGTCGTAATTACCAATTTATCGGCTCTCTCATTAAACAAATCTTGCGTTAATACTGCTCTCATGGTATATAGCGATTATAACCATTAATAGGGTTCGCTCGTCGAGACGGAACAAAGTTGCCGAACCATATGGTTGTTATTGCTTTGCACATAACTAAACCCTATACGCCCCGTAAGCCCTATTACTGTTCGGTGGCAATCGGACACGGAGATGACTGAATAAGAATTTGTAAGAGAGTTTTAAGGTAGCCATATCGGGGTGCTTCCCGCATTTAGGGTTAATCAAGCGGTTTAGTCGCTGACTTGATTAATTACGGTGATTAAGGTCGTAGATTAGCAATCGGTGACTATATGGTGTTGAGTGTGTTAAATCCACAAAGATTGATTCTTTTACGACAACCACGCTCATTTGGGTATTCAATTAAATCCCAACTCCACCCTTTATATTCCATTGGTTTATTAGTGGCCATAAACACTAATGGAAACAAAGCCGAAACACAGCGTAGTAAGACATACAATGGGGAACAAATCTAAGGAGGCATGCCGAATTAGAGACGGAAACAAGAAAAAATGCAGTTATTCGGATATGTATGAAGTAGGCGGAGTTTCTTCAATTCAAGGTGATTAAAATGAGAAAAGCACAAAAACACGGACTAAAAAGAGTTGAGAATAATTCAAAAAGACAAAAACTAATTGCCGGTTTGAAACAAGAGCGTAGAAGAGAATTGAAAGAGTTGTGGCAAGACCCATATAATTTTAGAACTAAATCATATGCTCAAATTACATTCAAGGGATATAAAACACCCGAACAAATAAAGGCGAGATTTAAGAAGATGAAAAATAAGAAAGTTAAAGGTAAGGTATCTTTATCAAGCCTTTGGAGTTAAAACTCCCCGCTTAGTTGCGGTAAGTGCAAAGCATTACCATATGGTTGTTATGAGGCTTATGAGAACATCAGCGAGACTATTCATAGTGCATAATCACGAAACATTGAATAGAGGCATTAATGACGAAGGATATAGCCTTTAGAATTAAACATTGAACAGTTGCGTAATGCCTTTTTTATTCATCTATTAACCGCTATAAACAATCAATCTACAATCTTCGGAATAATAGCCCTTTATGCATTTTGCATATCCTATTATACAACCATATGGCTTTGTATCAAATTTTTTTATTTATACAAGTTTAAACGAAATCGCTCTAAATCACTTACTTTGAACCATTAAATTTAAACTTTATAGCAGTTTGGCCGCCACTTTAACCATAATAAGAGATACTGAGGATAATACTGATAAACAATAATATATTAAACATTTAATCTTAATCGTGAAACAATTAGCATTTAATTCAAACAGCCAGCCGTTTATATTTAAATTATATCATTTTATTCTGTTTATACAAATCTATAGAAAAAAATGAGAACGCTAGTGCCAAATAAATTACCCCATATTTTTTGAGAAATTAAAGGGTTATGCTGAAAAAAAATCCCCACCAATTTTTTTACCAAAATAGAAAGGTATAAACCACTAAACTTAGTGCGAATTAAAAAGGGTGATTTAATGACATGGAAAGATGAATTAAAAAAACAGTTAAACATGGATATTGGAAGCACTAATTATGCTAAGGATTTAGGAAATAGTGTGCAATTTGGCGAAGGTAATAATTCCGTCACTATTGATAAGAACACTATACCCCATTTAGTAGAACAATTTGTTCAAGCGGAAAGGCCAATGTCACCTATTACCAGATTAGCCCAAATAACAACAAGTAGCGGAACTACTGATGATTTTGTTAGATGGTATATGCAACATAGGTGATTTAATGACAAGATGTAATTACCTTGATTCATGGTTTGATTCTAAGTCAAAAGAGTTAGATGAAGCAGAATCTAAGGCCGAAAAAGATTTAATTACAGGTGATAAAAAATGAGTTGGAGAGATATAGTAAGAAAAGGACATTGTGGAATGGAGAAAGGCAGTTGTAGTGGTTGTTCTTCATGCGAAAAACAAGAATTTGAAAAGAAACTTATTGGTAATCAAAAGAAAATTGATGCTAACAAAGATGGTAAAATAACAGGTGAAGATTTTGCTATGTTAAATGAGACTAAAAAGGCCAAAATGGAATGCCCTAAATGTAAAGGAAAGGGTTGTGAGCATTGTAATAATAAAGGCTACCACAGTAAATCAAAATCAAGAGGCGCATTTACAGATGAGAGTTGATTAATATGACTTGGCAAGATGTTGTGGCTAAATACACTGAAAAGGATATTGAGCATAGAGTCCAACAGACAGGATATTGTCGCAGGTGTCAAAAAATGGTGACTAAATACCAAAGGTGCGATTTAAACTTACCATCACCAAAAGCAGGAATAAAGCCATTTTGTCCAATGAAGGAGGAATAGTCTTGGATTGGTTTGGTGTTATAAAAGTCGAAGATATTGATTTTGAGATAGATAACACAGAAAGAGGTTTTGGGTATTTTACCTTTGAACCCGTTAATGAGGATAAGTTTGATGAAATATTAACAAAGCCAAATCCAACAGTATTAGATTTTTTACATAAGAAAATTAGAATTAATCCGGCTAATATCTATTCCTATCTAAAAGAAAGATTAGGCAAAGAACCAACAGATAAACAATTAATGGAATGGGTAAAAAGAACCATTATGCACGAAGCAATTCATGGCGGTATGGCAGAAGAACAGTTTGAAATGGCCGACCAACAAACAGAATATGCGGCATTTACAGGCCAATTCCCTGATAGCACATATCTAAGACTAAAACAATATTTACAACACCCTGCAACAAGGCAACAAATAATAAATCCATTGGGTGCTATGTTTATTGGTCTTGATGATATGGGGGCTTATCAAAAGAACTCCACAAGAGTATTAAGAGAAATAGTATCATTTGTTGATTCTTTGACTGAGGATATTAGAAACAAGAAACAACAAGAAGAAGCCAAAGAACTCATAACAAGATTAGAGGTTTTAGCAAGAAAAGCAGGAAAGCCACATATTAGAGAAATTGATGTTGAAGACATAAAGGTTTTAGTTGATAGATATGGAGAGCAGTATAGAGATGTTCTTGTAACATTGTTTAAAAGTATTATGGGCTATGACTATGAAGAAACTGATTTTAGTCGGGAAAGGGCTAAAGACTTTGAGAAACAGGCCACAACAGTAATGTCCACAACTGCCGGATTTGAAAGCAGACCGAGATATGGTAAGAAAAAGGAGGAAGAAAAAAATGGTAAAAGAAACTAAGAAAAAGAAGGAGTTCCAAAACCACAAAGGAAACAAGGTGAAGCAAACTCAAGATTTTCCATTTATTGAAAATTTTAACAAGTGGCGAACTAATTGTCAGCAAATTAGTGGTGGCGACCTTCAAGTAAAGAATATACCTAATCTTTACAATATGCTAAAGAATCATTTGAAAGACCCATACATTAGAGGCGGTAGTCGTAATGATGGAAGAGATGGTGAAGGAGCAGTTCAATTTTTGAATGCTATAGAAGGATTTGTAGATAATCCCGATAATTTATTTACTGTTCAACAAGCACAACTAATAGCAAGAATGGCTAATACTTTAGAAAAAATGAAAGATACAGGAAAAGACATAGGAGGCGACACTCCTGCTTATGACCCTGCATTTATTTTATTTACTGAAAAGCCAAAAAGCGCAACCGGAGAAACACTTGCAGTAAGAGAAGTTCAAGGACATTATGCGACTGAATGGTATTCTGAAAGAAATGAAGGCGTTAGTGCAGTTCCTAAAGCATGGTTGGCCGGAGAAAATCCTCCACATCAAGCATTGTTTTCCGAAACCGCAAATAAATATGCTAAACCAAAAGGGCTTCTTTATATTATGAAAGACGCAGAAAACATGGAACAAGAAACTGATTTAGAAGTTGAAGTTGATACAATACCAAGCGGAGTTGATGAAGTTGATATTGATGAAATTAAGTCTGTTGAAGATTTCTTTAATGGTGTAATTAAGAATACTGCTTTTTGGAACGCAGGTGGAAAACTTCTTGTTAATAAACTTAGACGAGAACTACAAGCAATTACTTTTACTGTTAAACCTAATGAGCAAAACCCAATTAGGGAAATAGCAAATATTGGAAGAAAAGAAGAAAAAGATGCACTTGTTGGTAATGTGATTAGTTTCAAATTAACTTCTACGGCATTACCTATGATTGGTTTAGTTGATAGAGCATTAAAGAGAGCCAATACCAACAAAGCACCAAACGGATATAGAGCGTGGCAGAATGCAAGAAAGACTGGTTTTGATTATAGAAAAACTGCAAGAGAAAAGTTCGGTGCGGATGGAACAGGAAAATATAGCCCCGATGCAAAAGTAATTTCTAAGATGTGGCAACAACTTCTATGGAGGAATTAACATGACATGGGAAGATGAGATAAGAAAACAAAGACCGAGTTATAGTAGTTCTAAGAGCAAATTTTGGGGCGACACATATCGTGTTCCTAATGAATTAGGCAGAATTGCTGAAAAAATATCCAAAATGGGAGAAGAGGAAAGAAACAATCCCGAAGTTCAAAAAGACATTAAATACATTAAAGAACTTGTTGCCGAGCAAAAGAAACTACTGCAAAAGTATTTAGAAATGGTTGAGTGATTATTATGTGGAAAGAAATATTAAAAATTGATATGGAAGAAGCCCGCAGATTAGGAGATAAATATGCTCCCGAAGATATGGAAGAAGCAAGAATAGAAGAAATAAGAGCCAACTTCACAAAAGTAAAACCTACGATTTTGAGGACATTAGAAGCATATACTCTTCCCGATTTAGAGGGAATGGACTCAAGACATTTAAGAAGCACACTTGTTAATTTAATGAGAGCCTTACCGCTTGCCCCTCGTTTGCATGGTAGTCATACACTTAGGGCAAGAATGCAAAATAAAGAAATAATCGAAGAGTATTTTGATGCTTTAGAAAACAATATACTAAGGTGATTATTATGTGGGAAGATATACTTAAAAGAAGAGATGCAAGGCAGTATGCAGAAGGTTTTGAAAATGACAATGAATTTAATGATGTGATTGGTGATGAATTTGATTATGTCATGGGCGGAATTAAGGAAAAATATTATTCATATTTTGATGAAGATAGAAAAGAATATTTTGATATTCTCATACATAAGACTGGAAGATTTTTAAATCAATTTGATTATCGAAGGACTCTTAGAGGCGTTAAGGGTGTTAAGAAAATGGTTAATCAATTTGATTTACCCGACCTTGATTTTCTAATAGAAGTGTTAGAACTTAAGGCAAACCAACCCGAAACCAACTCTTAAGGTGATTATTAATGTCAGTTAGTCGTAAAAGGTGCGGCCTTTGTCAGCACGAATATAGAGAAGAATTGGAGCGTATGCTTGAAACAGGCGAAGCCACCTGCGATGAATTAGATACAAAATATAATTGGAGAAGTGGAACTGCTGCTCAACATCAAAGAAATCATATGGGCGATTATAAAATGTCGTCTAATCCAAAGTGCGCTCTTTGTATAGACCCCATGAGAAAGCATTATGAACAGGCAATTAATGAAGGTAGCATTTCAACAGAAGCAGTTGCCACCGCATTAAATACAACACAGGCTCAAATTCAAAGACATATGAAACATCATTTGATGCCTATTGTTCAAGAATCAGCCGCTATGATGATAGCAAAGAGAGAAGTAAATGAAGTTGATTTACTTTCTAACAATGTTGCTAAATTAGATACACGATTAGAACAAGTATTCAATGAGTTAGGAAATGACCTTGACCCAAAGATGATTGACGCTTTGACAAAACTCGCAAGAGAAATTAGAGAGTCGCTAAAATATCTTATGGAGTTCAAAGGTAAATTGGTTCACAAGAGACAAGATACAATTGTTATCGCCCAAATGCAAATAGTCCAAGAAGTGTTAGCCCAAAACAATCCGGAGATTTGGTTAGACATTAAAAAGAAAATGCAGGAGAAATTACAATGATTTGGAAAAGCATTTTAAAATATGATATGCTGAATGAAATAAAGAAGGCTCTACGAATAATTGAAGAATTAAAACAAGAATACAAAGATGAAAGAATCCAAAAATTAGAAGATATATTTTACGACGCATTAGAAAATTTAAGAGGTTATAGGTGGTAATATGGCTTGGGAAAGAATAGTTAAGAAAGATGAAAAAGAATGGGAAGATTTAGGCGATGTTCTTACAGGAGAATATGACTATGAGAAATGGAGAAACAAACCGATTCCAAATGATTTAAAAAAATTACAAGCATTGTATAATACTGCGCCCCCTTCTGCCAAAAAAGATGTTAAAATTCTTTTTGAATCTGCCAAAGGTCAAAGTAATGAAAATAAACAACAGGTCTTTGATTTAATCAAAGTTATTCTGCAAGCAGTTAATGGAAAGTGATTGAATGTCTTGGTTTGAATTATTAAAAATGATTCCGTTAGATAACTTTACTTTAGCGTGGGTTATAACTAACGCCAAAGAAACCGAGAAAGCAATAAAAGAAATAGAAAATCTATCAAAGACTCCTAAAGCACTTAAAGAATTATTAAGAAGTGTTGAAAATAATCAGTTAGATTTGCAGAATTTAAAAGATTTATACGGTCAGCCTCCACATGGCGACCAAACTTTAGAACAGATGAAGGAAAATGTTCAAAAAATAAAGGAAGCCGCACGATTTTTGACAATTGATGAAGTTAAAGAGTTAGTTAATGAAGCAACCGAAGCAAAAAGAAATAATAATCACCAAAGAGTTAAACAAATTTTAGAAAATTTAGACCAAAATGCTGATTTGTCCGTTGCTACTCTTAAAAGAAATAGAGATTTAAGAGATAAATTAGATTTATTGAGAATGAAAGGCGATAAATCGACTATAATTTTTGATAATCCTCCAAAAAATAAAAGTTTAATTAAAGAATTTGCTAAATTAATTAATGGAACAGTAAAGGGTGATGGAATTTTAGTTAATTTTAAGTCGGAAAGTGAAATTGTTGCCTTAATGTCAATAAAAATGAATAAAAATCGAGATAAAGTCTTAGATTCTAAAGCAGTTGTAGATAGAAAAAATAAAATTAAAGAAATTTACAACAAAATGCAAGGAGAAGAGAGAAATTTGGGTATGAAACTCAATATTGGCGATAACAATATTGAAATTGATGACTTAGTTAGACAAAAAAAGATATTTATTGCTTCGGATAGGAAATTAGAATTAATTGAGCCTTTTTCGGAAGGTTCTGTAATAAAATATGTTAGAGCAGTTGATAAAACTAAAGGTAGTGTAAGAGCATTTAGGCCAACAACACTTCCAAATGGAAGAAGTCTGCCTTCTGTTCTATTTTTAGAGAAATCAAGTTCTAACAGTATGAATCTGAATCCATATTCTTCTTTAGTTATAACAAATGACTTTTCCGATAGCGCAACATGGCAAAAAAAATTCTTTGATACACTAAGAAGTAATGAAATGTTGAGTATAAAAGAGGCTGAACAGATAATTGTTGAAGAAATCTATCAAGCAGTTATAGAAGATGAAGAAAGAACAATTAGTAATCTATATGTTGGAAGTCTTATTGGAGAAAACGGCATTCAAGGTGCAAAAACTAAAACCAAGAAGGCGGTAAAGAAAGAAATTAGAAATTTTATAAATTCAAGCAGGATTTTAGGAAACCAAGTAGAGGATGCTAAACTAAATCTACAATCTGAGCAACTGCAATACTTGGGCGAGGACTTTACCCTTCAAGAAGCAACTAATTTTGAAAAATTCTACAAAACTCTAAGCGAAAGCGACCCCGAAGATTTCCCAATAGATGATTTAGAAATTAAATACTTTAGAAACGGTAGAGCGTTAGACCCCGAAGAACCTCAACCTATTTTAGAAGATGGTGTTCCAAAAAGAGACAGTAAAGGCAATATTGTTTTTGAAAATGCAAATGTCAAGCAGTATGCTAATCATGCTTCTGTATTTTTAGCCGGAGAAAAAATTAATCCAAAAGATGCTTATTCAATAGGAATGAAAGCAACAAGTCGTGAAGCCCCTTTGTCGGCTCAAGCGAAAGTTGATAATTTGATTAAGGATTTAGAAAAAAGAATACGCAAGGCTAAGGAAAAGTTGGATAAGTATTCTAAATTTAGTGCAGAAAATCTGCCTAAAGATGATGAAGGAGAGCCAACTATGAAACCTCTTCAACTACAAGAAATACAAGAAGCAATAAAAAGAAATATTGCCCGTTATGAAATGCGACTTAAACAAACTAAAGATAGAAAGAAATCCGGCAAACCAATAACAGACTTTGGCGAACAAACTGCAAAATTAAGAGATGAACTTTTAACAACTGATAGTTTTGCAGAATATATTCTTACTATGGCGAGAAAATTAAAAGATAAAGGAGGATTAGAAGCGTTTGTTAATACTATTGATAGGTCAGCAAGTGCTTTAGAACAGATAACTCCGGAAAGAAGTTTAAGTTTCCTTGCACAAATGGCTCAACATACTAATAACAATGAAATAAGAGAAGCCTTTATTAAAATTGATTCTAACGCAGAAACAGCGAAAGCCGAAGCGCAGAAGTTAAATGAGCAAATGCCTAATATACTACAAACAATGCAGGAAGAATTAATAGGGGCTTTTAAGAACAAACTACAAGAATTTGTTAATAAACCAGCGACTTTCCCCGACAATCAAGTAATAAATGCAAAGAAACAATTTATCAATGAAAATCTAATAAGATATGCAGACTGAACAGAAGAGGTATGATATTATGGCACTAAGCGAAGAAGAAATACAAATGTTGAATTTGTCTGCCGAAAAAGTAAATGAATTAGCAACTGCTAATCCATTAACACGAAGACAATTGATTTCAAAAATAGTTAATCAATTTAAAGATAAACTAAGAGACGAGGCAAGGACAATTGACGACACAGAAGAAAGACAGGCTATGCTTAATTCCTTAGAAGAAAAAGGAACAGAAGTTAGAGGACATATTAAAGACCGTATTAAGGGAGAGGCAGGGGGAGCAAAGACTACTCAAGCATCTTTTAATCAAGTATTAAAACCATTAACACAAATGAATCTGTATGCAGACGGCCAATTAATTAATGAAAACTATCTTTTAAATGAAGAAATAAAAGGAAAGATAGACATAAGAAATCCTAAGCCGGAACTATTAGATAGACCGGATATTCAAAGAATGCTAACTGCCGAAGGAATGACTGAAGCGTTTAGAAAAAATGTGCAAAAAATCCTACAAACTCTTGGAGATATTTCCAATGTTAGAGAATATATTCAACTTAAGAGCAAATTCCCACGCAACAAATTCTTAGGTGCAATCAATGTTTCTAAGAAACAAAACAGAATACAAGTTTATGACTATTGGGCTGATATAGGCAAAAAATATGATGATTTTGAAAATGACTTAGCGGCATTTTTTGTTGCAGTTAAAAATGTTGAATGGGAAAATCCATCAGTAGCAAAATTATTTGAAAAATTATACAAAGATGTAAATGATATTAACTTAGAATATATCGCAGAATTTACAGATGTTGAAGAAGAATTCTTAGCACCAAAGCACAGATTTTTTAATTTGGTTGCATATAGAATGATGTTAGAAGGTTTAACAAGAAGAGAAGATGCCGAATCAAATTTTGGTGAAGAAGGAGAAACCCCACAAGACCAACAATATGCTGATATTAACCAAAAATTAAGAGAAGAGTTAGAATCAGCCGTAGCAAGTTCAAGTAGCACACAAGGAGATACAATAGACATAGATGATTATAGAAGTGAATTGTTTGATGAGCCACAATGGGAAGAAGACTATGAATCAGTATTTGGTGCAGCAGACCCCTTATTGATTTATGAATACCAAAAGGGCGAAAGACTGGTTGCTATTAACGATGCGATGGAAAGAGAATTATTAAAAGTTTTAAAAGAGGTTGAAGATGCTATTGATGATGGGAAGGGTGTTTCATTAGACACATCAACAGATATTGAAAATTGGTTTGATGAATTAGATGATACTACGACTCTTGATGGAGAAGTCAAAACAATGGCATTACCAATTTCTGTTTTGAGTAATACCGCTTTCGCTAATTTATATGATGAGAATAAATTCAAATCAATAGCAAACAATAAAGACATAGGCTTAGATAATCTTGATACCATTAAGAATTTCTTTGGGGATTTGTATAATCTTTTGAGTAGTGAAGATTTTAGAGCAGAAGTAGAAGCAAGAACCACAAAAGGAAGAAGGAGAGGTTCTGTTCAAGATTATAGAGAATCAAGAGGAACAAGTATGGAGGGATTAACCGGAAGTGCAAAAGTTCCAATGTCATTAAATCAAAAAGGAGAATTTAGGGGAGTGTTTGCTAAATTTCAAAGCGAACTACAAAAGATGATGGATTCAGCAATTGATTATTTCTTTGACCCGTTGTATAGTGGATTACTACCATTAGAAATACCTCGTTTTGGTTCAAGTATTGGGTCAAAGGTTATGCAGACTTTAAGTTTAGATTTAGGATTAGAAACTGTCATGTCGGCTTCATATGATACCCTGTTTGAAGGTTCAGTAGAAGAAGTTGATGAAGGAGACTTAATAGCAATTGCTGATTTCTTAGATAATATATTTATGCCGAGCGTTAAAATTGATGCGGATATTATTACAGAAGGAGAATTTGCCGCAGAAGCATTGACTGAAATTTTTGGAAATAAAGAAGCAAATAATAATTATTGTGCCGCTTTAATTTATCATTTCATGGAAGATATAGGAGATTTAAGCAGGGCAGAAAATGATTTTGATACAAAGACTATCAAAGAAAGAGCCGATTTGTTTGATAAGCAATATATGTCAAGAAAACCATTCCCTGTATTTGCACTTCCTCATTGGCTTGACATGAATCAAGGCATTCTAACAAAGAAAAGCCCTGCCATGAAAGAAGCATATAATAGACTAAAAACTATCTTTGAAAGCGCACAAACAGACTTACCTGTTCTATTGCATAAACTATTGAAAGCACATGACGCAGTAAGAGAACAATTAGGAAAGCCTCTTGTTTATGGTTATGTTCCAATGAATGAATATGGAATTGAAAGAGTCATTAACAAGATGCAAGTTGATGAAAATATTGACTTGACAATGTTTGAAGTAGAGCAAATCGTAAAGGCGGTTGATTCACATAGCAATATTTCAACCGAATACGGAATTAGTAAAGAACAAGTTTATTTGATTAAAGCAAATTTTAGGTGATAATATGACATGGAAAACTACTTTAAAATCTGTCAAAAGAATACCTTATCCACAGGTTTTACCACAAAAACCGCCACCCTCACCACCTGCTGACCCTAATATGGAAGAATATAGAAATAGAAAATATCAAGGTGGAAAATTAGAATATGAAAACCCAATAAGTAGAAAACATATTTTAGAACCACAAAAAAGAAAAGAAGTGCAGAATCAAATAAAAGAACTACAAAGGCAACTTGAAGAAAAGAAAAAAGAATTGGAAAGATATTCAAAAGAAGAAAGACAGGCAAGTGCTATGTTTAGAAACGATTAGGTGAGTAATATGACATGGAAAGATATAATAAAAGAAGAAGAATTACCGGAAGATGTAAAGAGAGCAAGAGAAAGAGTTAAGCAGGGATTACCATCAAAGGAGAGGCCTCTTATTCCTCAATTTGATGACGATTCTAAAAAGTCATCAACTGATTTGCCCGATGAAACAAAAGAAGCATTAAAAAAACTCACTGGACAATTAAAAGAGGCATTTGAATCAATAGACCACAATGCATTATTAAGTGTTTTAAATCCAACAGGCAAAAAACTGTCTATGACTCAACAAGAAATAGTTGATAGAATGGTTAAAGATACTATTAACCGAATTAAGTCCAATAGATTATACAAGTGATATTTATGTCAAGTTGGGAGGATTTTTTGAAAGCCCGTTATTATGACGGTGCTATGCAAACTAATCCTCAATTGATAGCACAACAACTACGACAAGATTTTAGCAAAGCCCCTTCATTACACAAAGCGATTACTAATTTTATACCTATAATAGAAGAATACGCTTTCAAGGACAAAGCAAGGGCAAGTCAATATAAACAAATTGCCGACAATCTAAGGAAGGTGGCTTCCGATGTTAAACAAATGATAACCGAATA